AATGCCGGGAATCCGTGACCCTTGATGAACGCCACGAACCCTTTTAGGATGTTGATAATCTTTTCCATCGTACTGAAAATTTTGTGTTTGCAACACAAAAATAATGGGTGCATTACAATAATACACCCAAAATCAAAATTAAGTAAGGAATTCTTTTCAACAATGCCCAACCTTGACACGAATCGGCAACCCGGAAAACTCCCACGCAAGCAAGGCGGCATCACGCGCATCTTGATTGGTTCGACCCGTCAAGCCGGTGAAGTACGACAGTTCTTCCATCGTAATTTTGCCATCCTTGCCTTTCCAGATCTTCTTCAACGGAAAGTGTTCAAGCACGGGAATTCCCCAATACCGGCACATTTCAGCAATCTTGCGCCCCGTTTCGTGATTGCGACCGACATCCTTGGCAATCCGTTCCGCCCGGTGACCTTGCGCCTGATGAAAGTTCGACTTGTTGACCATCCATCCGGCTTCCACCACGACAATGAACTTTGCCTTGTTCATCTGGGCGGCTTTATTGGCGAAAGATAGGTAATCAAGCAAGTGTGGGAAATCAAGGTTCGTGACTTCCAACTTGCGGGTTCTCACTTCCAGAAACGCAACGCCGGACTTGTCCGCATCCGGGTCAACGCCCACAACGACATCATACTTTTCCATACATCCGGACATTAGAACGGCAAATCATCCTGTTGCGGGTCAAGGCTGTTCGGATCTGGCGCGACCGGTCTTGATGGTTGTGCTTGATATGATTGCTGATGAACCGGTGCTTGTGCCGGTTGGCTCTGGGATTCCTGACGGTTGCCGACAAGCTGCACTTCGTTGGCATTAAGGTTCAGGGAAACGCGGAATTCGTTGTTCCGACCGGTGTATGTCTTGACAACCATATCACCCCGGACAAAGACTTGCTTTCCGCTTGTTAGGTATTGCAGAAGATTCCCGCCGTTTCCGTACCACAAGACGGAAATCCAGACGGTTTCTTCCTTTGAACGCTGATGCGCAACGGAGAACGACACATAATCGCGCCCGTTGATCTGTTTAACGATGGCATCACTTCCGATGTTGCCGATTACTTCTGATTTAAGCATAATGAATAATAATTGAATTGATTTTTACAATGAATCTTCTTCGATGTCTTGCCACATTTCACCATCAAAGCTGACAAGATGCTTGGTGGTGTCAACGACAACCATTTCCAAGTTTGGGTCGAACTTCGATGCTTCAAAGAACCGGGTGTAAAAAGCACTCTGTTCGCCGGACAATTGATTGCGCCATAAAACAAGGTACTTCATAACTCAATAGGCTTTCCCGTGCTTGGCGGGTCTTGTTTCGTTGTACTTCATTTTTTCACGGATGTGCCAATCAATCGGAATGCGAAGTGAACGGGCAAACGATTCAACGAATTCCAATCCGAACTGAATGCGCTTTTCCAGAACGATGTTGCCACGCGCCAGACCTTTCACAAGCGCAAATGCGTTTTCGGTGAATGTGAATCGGTTGAATGCCCGGTAATACCGGCAAGGGTTCAACTTCGAAAAATTGATTTGAAGATTTCCGGCAAGATCTGCAAGCCTGATGGCAATGTCCGCCATTTCATCTTCAACGGTGTCCTTGATGTGGAGTTCGAAAGCCTTGGTCTTATCTTCGACCTTGGCAATTTCGTAAAGTGATTGATCTGCGTGCCTTGCGTGCCGGTCGGCTTCCACCATTTCGGAAATCTCCGTCACAATCAGCATCAGGCAATGTTCCGCGCTGTTATGTTCATTCCAGAACCCGTGCGCAACGGCATTGGCGTGCGCTTTCTCTGATAATTCCTGGTAGTTCATTTTGGTCAAACTCTAAAATAAAACATTCTTCTTTGTCACGATGTCATACACTTGCCTTGTAAGATAGATGTCATAAAAGGCATCGTGCAATGATTCATCATCAACTGAAACACCCAAGAAACTTGCAACGGTTGACAGCTTGAAGTTCTCCATTTCCGCCCGCTTGTCCATTAGATATTCCGTTGCCAGAACCATCACATCAATGGAGTTCGACCAGAACCAAGAACCGAAATACACATCACCGTTCTGCAAGAAGAATCCACGCAAGAACTGATTGTCAAAAGCCGCATTGTTGTAACCCGCAAGGAAGAATTTGTCTTTCTTATCATACTTGGACACATACTTGCCTATCATCGAAAGAAACTGTTTGTGGATTTCTTCCATAGGCGGATATTCCAAGATCTGTTCACGGGTAACCCCGGCAACTTGCAATGCTTCATCTTCAATCAAGGCTTTCGGATTTGGGCGCACGCGGAAGTCAAACTTTTCCTTTGATACGCCATCAATCACGATTTCACCAGAAATCTGGTGGATGCCATTCTTGCCCGGATTCGTTCCGGTTGTTTCAAGGTCGAAAAATAAGATTTTCATTTCGTTTGTGAATTATAGTAATACATAGAATTTCAAAAAAATTTTGAACATCGGCTTACAGCTTGGAAAGCCATTGTTCCCATATCTGGGTTGCCACATTAGCCATCATCACCGGCGGCACACTCATTCCGCAAATGTAATTGGGTCTTTGTCCACAAAAATTGTAGTCCAAAGGGAATGTCGAACCAAGCACGATTTCACGGTTTGAAAGGAAGCACGGTTTGTGATAGGCAATCGTTGCTTCTTGCTTGGCGGCAATAGTTGAAAGCACCTTGTCCGGCTTCTGCAAGGAACAATTGAAATACTTATCTTCGCCAAAGCACCGCTTTGAAATGTCCGCAAGGGATGCATCTTCATATTCGCGCCTATCCCAACATTTCCTGTATGATGGCGGGATTGGATAACTTTCATCATCATCCATAAATTTCCGGTAGAAGATTGGTTCTTCATCGAATTCCATTTCAAATTTCGGCAAGGTTTCAAACAAGTTCACTTGTGTGAGAAACGGCGTTGCCAGATCCTTTCGCAAGCACACGAAGAACACCCGTTCCCGCCTTTGAGGAACACCCATTGTGGATGCGTTCAACAGATAGTGTTGGCAATAATAACCGGCGGCATCGAATTCTTCGTGTATCTTCCGGACATATTCAATCGCGTTTCCCATCAGTAAACCTTTCACATTTTCGGCAACAACGACCTTTGGTTGAAGTTTCTTCGCCAGATCAATGAAATCAAAGAACAATGTGTCCAGAACTTGTTCCGCTTGCCCCTCTCTGAAATGCTTCATCTTACCCCACGCATCTTCGCGGTCACCGGCAATCGAAAAGGTTGAGCAAGGCGGCGAACCGTCAAGGATGTCCAACTGATAAAGTTCTTCCGGCAAGTCATCACGCATCTTGAAAGTCTGAATCGGTTCAAGGAACGGCATTCTTGGGTTCAGGTTCTGACAATAGGCGTACATCATTCGCTTGTCGATTTCATTGCAACCAATAACATCGTAACTTGCTAATTTATAACCCATTGATGACCCCCCCACAAGAAAAACACGAAAATACCTTGCCCCGGTCTTTGGTGAATTTTGCATCCGCCAAAGTCCAAGCGTATGGGAATCTGTGTTTGTTATTCATTGTTTTTGGGGTTGTTGTAATACATTCTTTCCATATAGTCATTGACGGAATCAGCCATCTTCCGGAAATCACGGTTGAACCGATATTCATCATCATAAAGACCAAGCGAATGGATGATTGTGGAATGGTCACGATGAACGGAATTGCCAATGATCTGCAAGCTGATGCCGAACTTCCGGCAATGCTTGATGTATATCATCCGAAACAAGTGGTTCTTGTAATCGCGCCCCTTGGATGAATACGCGCCAAACGGAACACCGAGAACATCGAAGATGGCGTGCTTCACGGCTCCCATCCCGCGCTTTTCACGGTTCATCACGCTTTCGCGCCAGATGTCTTTCTGGGTTCTTTCCGCTTCCAACTTGATATGGATGCAAGCCGGGCATTCATCCCACTTGTCCATAAGGAAAAGCATTTCGCAACCCTCAAAGACTTTCAGTTCATCCAGAAACCTTGTCTGCCAAGGTGCATCCATTTCGATGCCGACCTTATATGGGTTGACAACTTCGATGTCCAATTCCGAAAGGAAATCTTCAACGATCTGGAAATCTTCCGGTGTACCTTGACCGGTGATATACATTCTGGGTATCATAATTTGTGTTGATTAGTGTTGTGCTTGTTCGTATAGGAATTTGTTGATGAAGTATTCCTGACCCTTGACGGTGACCTTGGTGGTGTTCTTCTCAATGATTCTTCCGGATGAAAGCTGAACGCGGGATGACCTTATCACGAACAACCCTTGTTCGACATACTTCTGGCGCGGCAAGTTGTATTCTGAACCATAGGCGCAAAGGAACTGTTTGTCGCGCATCCATTGGAACAATCGCATTTCGCCGATGTCAACGCCCGCCTGACAAAGCATCTTGGCAAGTTCTGAAATGGAAATTGGGTCGTTGGACAACTTGACGGTTGTTCTTTCCGTTGTTGCCGGTCTTGCGCCCGCCTTGATGCCGTTGCTGATGATGAAGTCCAACTTTTCTTCAATGGCTGACAGGCGGGAAATCTTGCCGCCAAGTTCATCAATTCGTGCAATCAATTCCAGATATTCTTGCATCGTGATAGGTGCTGCAACCTTGACCGGTTCATTTGCCGGAAGTGTCTGTTCAAAATCTTCGTTTTCGAACAGATCAATCGGCTTCTGTATCGTTGGCGCATCCTTGCAATCGTATTGGGCAAGGATTGCGGACTTTTCAACTTCGATGTGCGGGATTGTCTTTGTAAGCTGTATGAAGCCATTCTTTGTCACCCAATATGATGTCTGGGTCTTTCCATTACAATCCCGGTAGGATGTTTCGATGAAGTCATTTTCAAGACCAGGAATTGACTTCAATTTTCTTACCGACTTCAAGATGTTCTTGTGCTGCCGGTTCAATTCGATGGCAATGTGCGTTGTTTCGGCTGCAAGCACGCCATCCTGTCTTTTGTGTACGATCTGAATCATAGAAATAGAAAATTAGATTTATAGATTTGAAGTAAGGGTTCTTCTGTCTTTCCCTTTGAGTTCATAATAATTGCACATTTCACCCAAGCGTGATGCAACACGGTCACCGTATCGTTCAGCCATCTTGTTGCCGGAAATGCGTAAGTTTGATGTCACCAAGGTGATCTGGTTTGTCTGGTCACCTCTGTATTCAAGAAGCGTTTGAAGCACATTCATTCGGTTTCCCATTGAAACACTTTCCGCCGGTTCACGACCAAGGTCTTGGATTCCGATGATAGGCATTGACTTGTATCTTGATATGAAGCCATCCTGAACAAATGCATTGCAGATATTTTCAGCCGGAACATTTCCCCAATATAAATTGTTCATTTCTTTGCCGATTCCGACCTTAAACTTCAACGCAAGTGATGTGGCGCACATAATTTCAAGACACCAAGACTTTCCAGAACCGGTGTTTCCACCGATGTAGATGCCTTTCTCCAAACGACCGGGAACGGTTTCATTGGGTTGTTCCGGATTCAACGCCACCATTGATGGGTCACAGACAAGCCATTTAGCGAAATTTTCGTAAACGAAGCGGTTTTCTTCATCCAGAACAAATCGCGGATTTCTTGACTTGCCGATTGCCGTTGCAACCTTAATTACATCTTCCCAAGAAAGGCTTGAACGGTAGCGTGTCACGGTAGGGAAATAACCCCTTTCGTGCAACTGTTCGATTATGGAATTCACATCAATCATTGCCATTCGGAATTTGCGCTGTTATTCTGGGATGTCTTGGTCTGGCGGTCATTATAATTGCCCTCTGCCACCTTAACCCAATTCTTTGAGTTCTCAAAGACCCAATCGAAAGTTGCTTTCCAACCGGTCTTGTTGTCACCGCGCAAGAACTTGGAAGATTCCATTGCGCTGAATATGCTTTTAAGAAGATTCCAATCCTGTTTCATTTCATCCACGAAACGGATTCGGATTTTCGCCTTTCGCGCCTGACTGATTTTGATGATGCGCGGGAACGATGGACACAATTCGTGATAAAGATTCACGATCTGAACATAATCAATTTCATCACTCTTTCCAGAAGCCGGTTCAACCGAACCGGAAACTTCTGATTTATCAGAAGTAATAGTATTTATATTTTCTTTTCTTTTCTTTTCTTTATTACTATTACTTTCGTATTCGCTTTGAATTACATTTGTATTACATTCGTATTCTTCACCATCGGTGTCTTGTATTTCATCGTTGCCGGAAGCATCTGGATGCCATCTTTGCATAATGCTTTCACGCCTTTTTTCACAGATTGCCTTGCGTTCATTCATCCTTTTATTGGCTGATTCTGACCAGAAGTTGACACCATCGTTCTTGAAAAGATTGTAATCCATAACAACCCTTTCAACCTTGGCAACATCCTGATGAAGCGCAAACGCAATGACCTTAATCTGGTTCAAAGGCAACGAACCACCATCCTTGTACAGATCTTCAATCAAGCACCAATAAATGCCCAATCCCTCACATCCCAAGTCGAACAACACTTGTTGCAGCTTGGAATCTGATTGTGCATTGTAATCGTGTGGAAAGTAGTGGTCTTTCATTTCGTTGTCCATAATTATCAAATGCCCACCACCGGATGATGGTGGGCATAATAAATCGTTAACGAATCAACAAAACATCATTGAACAATTCGATAAAGGTCTTTCCGAATTCGGTTGCGCGTTTTTCCGTCTTGAAGCAAAGCCGAGAACCGACATACGCATACGTAAACGACCACGAACTATTCGAATTCGAGTAAACGAACCCCGCAGCACCCTTGTCATATACAAACCAAGGAAACCACTTGTATTGTCTGGAATCAGACCAATCCGGAACGAACCCATCTTCCTTATTCCACGCTTCCGCGATTGTGAACAGCTTTTCAAGTGCTTCAAGTGCCTTGTCGTGCTGATGGTTCTTGTCACCTTTATCAAGTCCAAGATATTTCCTTGCGGATTCATAGTTCGGAATTGTCGTTTCGATGACATCTTCACATTCAACGGTGAATATTGATGGCGAACCGGCTTCCGGGTCGTTGGAATCAATCTCTATCTGGATGATTGAAGCGATCTGTTTCTTGTCGAATGTTTCGGCAACCACTTCATCATTTTCATTCTTGATGATATATTTTTTCATATCGTATGGCTAAAATTGATTATTCTTCGATAATAGTAAGTGCCGGGCATCTTTCGCGGATTTTGGCAAGTTCCGCATCAATGACGGAATCACGGATGGCTTCAAGCGTTGCATTGGCTTCCGGTGACAAAAGGATAAATGACACTTCACGACCATTGACTTTGGCGAATGTTTCGACTTCCAAGGTTTCAGCCGGCATTCCCTTGAAGATTGGGATGTGAAGCACGAACATCGGTGGAAGATTTGAATTGACTATCTGGGTGAAGTTGTCGGTCGTGTTGCCGTTGCCCTGAACACTTCTTTCGACCTTTGCGTTGATGGTCGCATTGAAGTTCATCAGTTCGCTGACCAACTTCATATTCGTTGCCTTGTCCGCAAAGAATGTCTTGTTCATCTTGAAGAACAAACCAAGTGAAGCCGGTGTCCAGACAACATCCGCGTTGTTAATTCCAAACGACTTGAACGCCGGATGCATAGCAAGTTTGCCGCGAACACATCCTTTGTTGTAAGGGTCATTTTCGTTGATGGTAAGTGTCATTTCGACTTCCTCACGGTTCACGACAAGACAGCTTCTTTCGATGGCGAACTGACCGGTTTCGATGCGCTTGTCAAGGAATTCGAAGATGGATGGAAGTGTTCCGTTGAGATTCACCGGAATCGGCGGTCGGTTTTCCAATGGTTTTGCGGCTTCGCCGTGTCTGATAGTGACTTCCTTTTCTTTGGCAATAAGGTTGATTTTGATTTCCTGTTCCATAAGGCATTAAGAATTTAAGGTTTGTGACTGTAAATCTTCTTTCTGGCGCAAGGTTGCGAAGATGGTTGGTTGAAGTTCATCGGCGGTTGCCGGTCTGCATTCAATCAGGTCACCATCGGCGTTGTAATAACCCGTTTCCTTGCTCAATTGATCTGTGAATTTGTAACAGATTTCGGTGACATATTCGGATTTTGCCTTGATGTTGCCGACCATCTGGTTTCGCTGTTCCAGAAGCGGTTTCAACTTGCCGTTGATGGTTGCAACGGCGGCTTTCTTTTCCGCTTCAAGTTCCATAATGTTGATGGAAAGGTTTGCAAGGTTCTCTTTGTGACCTTGAAGTTCCGCCGGTGTGTACGGCTTCATATAACCTTTCTGTTCGCACGCATCACAATTGTCTTTCAGATACGCTTCGCGTGCGGCGGCGTTGACAATTTCTTTACCAAGATACTTTTCCATTGTTTTGGATTTTAGAATGGCATATTACTGAATGATAAGACAAGACCTTTGTCTGCAACGAACACCGGCTTTCCGATTTCCGTTTCAATGTCGCGCTTGAATTCCTTGGCGTTGGAATTTCCATCGGAAAGGTGAATCAAGACAATGTTCCGGACATCGGTCAGATCGTTTGCTTTGAGGATTTCCAGACAGGTTTCAAAGCTGCAATGGCTTTGAAGCGTGCGGTTGCGCATCTTCATCGGAATTCTTCCATTCGCAACATTGGCATCAAGGATGTCTTTGCGGTAGTTGCATTCCAGAAGAATGTGGTTCAGTCCGGAAAAGGTGAAATGCAGATAATATGTGTCCGTTGCGAAAAGGCAAGTTCCCATTTCTGGGTGATTGATAAGAAATCCGAATGGTTCTTTGGCATCGTGCTTCGCATCGAAAGGGATGACACGGAATCTTCCGATTTTTTCCGCGACTTTCGATGTGATCTGATGACACATCCGGTTCTGGGAAATGTTCAACGCTTCCGATGTTCCCCTTGACATATAACAAGGGATCTGGGCGGAAAGGCACTTTTCAACCTCTCTGGCGTGGTCTTGGTGTTCGTGTGATACAATTACACCATTGATGCGTGAAATGTCGAAATTCAAGGCTTTTTTGACCTCAATGAACGGCACACCGCATTCAATCACCAGGCATTCACTTCCATTGTCCAGAAGATAGCAATTGCCTTTTGAACTTGACCCCAAAACTTTCAATTCCATAACCATTCGGATTCCTTGATTTCACGATTAGAACCCCGGATTCCTTGGTTTGGAATCGGTCTTGACCACTTCGCCGGTCTTTGTGTCAACGACAGCTTCAACGGTCTTGTCACCGCTTGGACTTCCGGCATCGAAACCGATCTGTTCTTTATTGGCATCAACCGCCTTTTCTTCCTGAATTTGTTCATCCACCGGAATCACTTGTTCTTCCTGTGTGTACATTCCGCCAAGAAGTGCCGGGAACGCTTCGCGCAAAGCCTGAACCTTTGCGACCTTGGCAATCATTGTGGACTTCTTTTCATTCCAGATGGATTGCTTCTTGTCGTATTCTTCCAAGTTCACCTTGGAAACATAAGGGAACTTTCGGTCGGAACGATAGACCTTTGCCCATCCACCGACAAGGACATCATTCTTGTCGCAATAACATCCCTCTAATTCGATGACCGCATCCCCGCGCCTTACGATGATACCGGCTTGAATTCCGTCATAATTCGGTGACAGTTCCGCACGCTTCATCAAGGCTTCCTTTGACACAATCATCTGTGCCGGTTGCGTTCCGAACTTCACCAGATAGGCTTCATTCAAGAACGGGTTCAACTGATTGAACTGACAGATGGAAATGAACTGAACAAGGTCTGCATCGGTGACATCACCGTTTCCCTTGGTAAGATAGTTTCGCACGATTGTGCGCGAAAGGGTTACTTCTTGCCCGTTGGACAAATACACAACCGGCTTCTTTTCTTCTACAACCTGAACGGCTGACTTTTGATTTTCGTTTGCCATAATTGATTATTTAACGATAAGTTTGGAATCAGATGTGACAACCATCCGGACAATTTGGCTTTCCGTGTGAATGAATTCATTCACGCTTTCCGCATTGTCAAGGAAGATTGGTGCTTGCACGCCATAGTGCTTGCAAAGTGTGTTGATTATGTCAAGACCGGCATTGATCTGCGATGCGCGGTTGGTCGTTCCGAATGGGACACCGTTGACAAGTGCAACACAAGTTTCAACGGGATTCCCGTCAATGGTATAGTCGAACAGACGGAATGTGACCATCTGGAACATCTTGTTGACCCTTGCCGTGCATTCATCAATGCGTGCCTTGGTGAAGTTCTGAATGGTGAATTCGGTCTTTTCGATGTCGGCAATCTGTTGTGCCAGATCCTTGCCCTCTTTTTCAAGGCTTTCGATTTCTTCATTGGCACGAATGATTTGGTCTTGTGCCGCAAGTCTTTTCATCAGGTCATCGCGCTTCTGGTTGGCATTGGACAACGATGCTTTAAGACCATCCGAATCAACGGATTCGGAAGAAATGTTGTGGTCAATCTCCGCTTCCATTTCATCCAATGACTTTTTGATGTCGGCATATCCGGGAACCTCTTCAACCTTGACTTCAACCGGCTTAACTTCCGGTGTGTTGTCCAATTCGTTCTGCACCTTTGCAAGATGCTCGTTGGCGCACTCAATGTCGAACACCAACTTTTCAACGGTCTTATTCCTTTCTTCAAGTCTGGCTTTGACGGATTCCCATTCCTGATTGTTAAGCTGACCGTTATTTGTAATCTGTTCAAGCCTTGCCGCCTTTTTCGCATTGAACTTTGCCTTGATGGTTGAAATCTGGTCATCCGGCAACGGCTGACCGCAAGTTGGGCAAACGGCAGACCCGTTCCATTCGGTCGCATCAAGTGAAGTCCATTCATCCAGAAGTTCGGTGCGTTTCTTCGCGCAAGCATTTGATGTTGCTTCAAGATGCTTGATTTCATTCTTGGCGGTTTCCAATTCGGTTTCTTTCATCCGGATTCCGGACTTGATTGAAGATATGGACAACACAAGTTCAACACGCTTCTGGTTGGCATCCTGTGCATCCTTACGCGCCTTTTCCTTTGCTTCATAGAATAGTGAATCAAGGTGTGCTTTGGCGTTGTTGATTTCGCTTTGTTTATCCTGTTGTGCCTTGAACTTTTCGCGCTGCGCCCTGACAACATTCTGCATCTGAACATTGATGCTTTCGATTTCCTTGTTGACATCCGCCAGATCCTTTTTCAAGGCATCGAAATCTTCCGATTCCGGCATCATCTTGTGGGTCTGGTCAATTCTTGGCTGAATGTGGTCAAGTTCGGTTTTAAGGCGCGATTTCTTGGCGGCAATCTCACGCTTGAAGTCAAGCAATGATTTCCCGGAAAGACGGTCAAGAAGCAATGCGAAGTCCTTGTTGTCCTTTGCGATTTCTTCATCCGTGACATTCCCGGCAAGTTGGAAAAGCTGTTCACGCTGCAAGTTCCACTTCATCGAAGTGAAGAACGCCGGATTGGTTATCATCTTGAACACATCGGCATCAACGATGGCTTCAACGCGCTTGGCATATTCGCCGACATTGACCGGTGATTCATTCCACCAACATTCCGTGCGGTTGCCCTTGAACACAAGTTCAACGCATCCACGCGGCTTGACCCAATCTTCAACGAAAGAACGCTTCAAGGTGATCTGTTCGCCATTCACAAGAAGAACACCGGTGACGGAACATTCACAATTGTGAAGTGGTTCGCCATTCACGATGGTGCGGATTTCATAATCTTTGCGTTCCTGTGCATCCTTTCCGAATAGCAACCAAAGAAACGCATCGAAATGTCTTGACTTGCCCAATCCGTTTGCGCCACATATTGTGGTGATGTCGGAATTGAAAGTCGTTGTCCGTTCCTTTTCACCCTTGAAATTGACAAGGGAAAGGGATTTCAAAACGATCTGTTTCATAGATAATAAATAGATAAATGTTATTTGGATAATAATGTCAATGCTTTGTCTGCATCAATGATGATAGTGCGACACCTCTGTTCGATGGCTTCATCAATCACACCGCTTGCCTTGATGCGTGCGGCTGTCCGGATGGAACAATTGTAAATCTTCGCAATGCCCGCAAGACCATATTCCAGATGTCTTTCTTTCGCCGGTTCTGGTGTTGACGGTTTTTGACCGATGATTTCAAGAAGCTGCCCAACCGTCAGATCAATGATTCGCGTGTTCTTGTCTATTTCCATTGTTTTCATCTTTTGGGATATAGCAAGCGCGGAACATAATGAAACACATCACGGAAGTCCAGATGTGCCAATAAGCACCGCAAAAGATGACACCGATAAGACACGCAATGCCAAGTGCCAAGAACAAGAATGCCTGAATGTTGTTTATTATTCTTTCCATAGTGGTGATGTTAAATTTCGAATGTTGATGATTCTTCTTTTTTGCGGCTGCGCACCCTGATGGTGTTTGTTGTTCTGGTTCTTGTTGTCCTTATCCGGACAAATTGGTCAATCGAGTTGTCGAAGATGCTTGGAAGCAAGATTGCCAGAAGAACGAATGCGCCGATGCCGCGCTTCAATGGTGAAAGGTTGAATGATATATGAAAGTGTGTGCAAAACCACCAAGCCGACAATTCATTTGCTTTGTTGATTTCCAACTTTTCATAAATGTTCCGGGTGTGGTTCTCAACAGTCCTTTCAGAAAGGCAAAGCCGGTCGGCAATCTCTTTCTTGGATGCGCCCCACGCAATCAGTTCGCTGATTTCGCTTCGCGCTTTGTGAGTTCGACACCGGCTTTCATCATTCCGCCCCCCAGACCGATAGAATGTTGTACTTATGGAACACTTGTTCGATTGCGGCGGCTTCTGTCACCTTTGGTTCTACATTACCATACAAGCGTTTTAGGAAGTTGGGTCTTGTAGTGATACCCAATGCAATCATCAGTTCTTCACGAACCGATTGCACATCTTTCTGCTTGACTTGATTCCACCCTTTGAGAAAGGAAAATTTTGGATTTACATCTTTTGCCATAAGAATTGAGTAATTTTTGTTATTTTTGAACTTAATTTTCTGCGTTACCTTTGTAATCGTATTCGTTTCGTGTGCAAAGTAACGAAATAATTCACGAAACGCCAAACATTTTTCGTGTTATTTCGTGATATATTTCGCAGAATATTACAAGGAAAACTATAAGTTATTGAGTATGAACGCAAAAGAAATTAAGGAACTTCGTGACAAACTTGGCATTTCGCAAGAAAGGCTTGCCGAAATATTGGGTGTATCATCACGAACCATCCAGAATTGGGAAGCCGGTGGCACAATCCCGCAAACAAAGGAACTTGCGCTGCAATCCATCAGCTTGAATCCGGACATCAAGTTCTTTGGCGGCGGTCAATCAAATGTCAACGGTGACAACATTGCCGGTGGAAACATCAAGGTTGAAACACCGAAATCACAAGACAAGTGGATTGAACTTCTGATGTCAAAAGAACTTTCCTTGCAGAAAGCGCAAGACCACATCACGGAACTTCTGGACATAATCAAATCAATGCAACGCAATGGATAAAGTGGAAATCAATGTCAATGAGTATTACGGGAACGCATCTTATTATTCCGTGATGCCGCAAGCTGTGTTTGATCTGTTAGAAGCCGCCTTTCTCAACGGGTTGACATCCGTTCCGGTGGACAAGGATGTCTTTGAACAGATGGAAGCCGATTATAAAAAGAAGATGAATCAATAAGTCCTGGTTCTATGAAGAAATCAATCAATGCCAAGACAATTGAAGTGCAACGCCGGTTCTTCGAAGCGTTGGACACATTGATTGCATTGGAACGCATCACCGGAATAAAAGGATTCTGCGTGAAATACGGATTGAACCGGGTGAAATATACAAGATTGAAAAACGATCTGGGGAAACCCATCGAAGAAATGTTCTATAAAAGCATTGATGTTGATGCGTTGGCGGACATCTGCGAACTTGGGGTTTCTCCGGAATGGTTGCTTCTTGGTCGCGGAAAGATGCTGATGAAGTAAGATGAAGATTGACCGGACAACAAAATTCTATCTGCACAAGCGCAAGACGGGAGAAACACGCAACCTTACAATCCGGATGCGCATCACCTTGCGCGGACAACGACCTTTGGATTTTTCCACCGACTACCGCGTTGATCTGGAAGATTGGGATGCGCAACACCAGATGGTCTTGCCGACAAATCCGAATGCGGATGAAGCGAATTCCACAATCACCGAATGGCGTGCTATCCTGAAAGACATCTTCGCACGATATGAACTGATTGAAAAGCGCGTTCCGATGCCCGGCGAAGTCAAGGATCTGTTCAATGATACCATCGGAAGAAAAACCATCCTGAACGAAAGGTTTCCAGAACCGACAAAGGAATTCTTTGAAGTGTTCGACTTGTTTTGCCGGGATATGGGTGAACAAAACCAATGGACTGATTCAACCCACGAAAAGTTTTCTTCGCTTCGCGGACACATCCGGGAATTTGACCCATACATTTGTTTTGAAACCATCAATGAAAAGAAGATGGTCGAATATCTTGCCTATCTGAACCGGAAGCAATTGCGGAACACAACAATTGCCAAGAACCTTGGATTCTTCCGGTGGTTCTTGCGTTGGGCGGCTGATAACGGATATTACAACGGTGATGTCCACGAAAAATTCAAGCCGAAATTGAAAGGCACGAATGTGGAATCACACCAGATCATATATTGCACCCAAGAAGAACTTCGCAAATTGGAAGAACACCAATTCACGGCAAAGGAAGCTGCACTTGAACGGGTGCGGGATGTCTTTTGTTTCTGTTGCTTCACCGGCTTGCGATATTCCGATGTTGCCAAGTTGAAGCGTTCCGACATCAAGCAAGGCTTCATCAAGGTGATGACAAGAAAGACCGATGACGGGTTGATGATTGAATTGAACCGGCATTCGCAAGCCATTCTGGATAAGTACCGGGAACAAAGGTTTCCATCCGATCTGGCGTTGCCTGTCATATCCAACGAGAAGATGAACCAACATTTGAAAGTTCTTGGTCAGGTGTGCGGTCTTGATGACCCAACAAGGGTGATATACTTCCAAGGCAAGAAGCGTTTTGAAGATGTCGTTCCGAAATGGTCTGTCCTGACCACACATTGCGCAAGAAGAACATTTGTTGTCACCGCGCTTCAATTGGGCATTCCGGCGGAAGTCATAATGAAGTGGACAGGACATTCAAGGTATGAAGCAATGAAGCCGTATGCCGCCATTGTTGATGAACTGAAAAAGAAGTCAATGTCAAAGTTTGATGAAATATGATTGGACACGAAATTTCACGATGTACACAGACCACTTTCACGAAATTGCGCGTACACGAATTTGTACACGAATTTTGGCATTTTGGGCATCCTGATGTGACATCGCAGAATGACAAGAATAATCCGTTTTCGCTGATAATCAATCGTTTGGCATCTTATGGCAGCGCAAAAAGACACGGGTCGTGCTTCCTCCCTCTCCGCAATGACAACTGAAAACCAGTTAGTTATGCAAGTTGTACACGAATTTGTACACAAAAATGCCCCATTTTTGGGGCGTTTTTTGTTTCCGGACACTTCGCCAAAACTTGCAATTTCGTGCAAGGCTTGCAAGTTCTTGGAAGATGACTTCATTTTGTAGTCAACCCGTGACAGATCTTCACGGTTGAAAGCGTTTCAACTTGTAACGGTTTCCCATCCGGATTTCCTTTGCAAATAAAAAATCGCGCTTGGGCGCGTTCCGATGCGGTTTCCCATCCGTTCCGTCACATAAGCTGCAAATAAGATTCTGTTCCAATTCCGGTGATAAGTGTGCCAGAAATGCCCCAAAGTGTGCTAAATATCCGGATAAGCGTGCCAAAACACACTTATTGTGCAACATACTTGCATAATAAGGGTGATGGAATATGCTTGACCATTTCCCCGGCATCACGAAAATGGTTGCCGAACATTTTCCCGGCATCAGGAAGATGATATAAAAAGACCCGGACATCGAAAGGACATCCGGGTCAATCTTACATAAACAACCGCTTCATTGCGGCAAGGACTTTTTTCAACCAATTGGCAATCGGCTTGCGTTTCAACGCCAACCAGATCGCGGCAACAAGCGCGGCAATCACGATGACTGTCACCATTATATATTTCGGTGCTTTCGCCACTTCCTTTGGCGTTTCTCTTTCCACGACAAGTTCTTCATCGGTGGATGACTTGGATTCCTGTTCTTCCGAACCGCTTGAAGATTCGGATTCATAGGATTTGCCGGTCTGTTCCGTTTCGGTTTCGATGGTTGTCTGTTTGACAGACACAACATTCCCACCCCTTACGGACACCGAACCATCATTTCCGATGGTGACTTCTGGTGCGACCGGCACGGATGAAGTGTCGGTTTGCATCTTGTCCGGAAAGGAATCAGGCAACGGCAACGGGTTGAATGTGATTTCAACGATGGTAATCTTGCCGGATTCGGTCTTGGTCGTGTCAACCATCCTTTCGGTGATGATGCTTGAATCCCTGGTCGTGTGCGTGTAATCATCCGTTGTCGTTGTCTGGGTCTTGTGCAATGTTGCACACCCCGCAAGACAGATGCACGCAAGAAACGCGAAAGTCCTTTTCATTAAGCAAATTGTTTTTTCAGGTCATACAATCTATTTTTCCAACCCTTAACGAATCGTTGGTTGGTGTGGCGCATCCTTTCAACTTCCGTTGACTTGCGACCAATCCGCGCTTCGTAACGGACAACGGATGAATCAACAATGTCATCGAAGTATTTAAGGCGTGCATTGAAGATCTGGTCGAACAGCTTGTCCGGATCTGCCGCGTTCAAGGCGGCAAGGGTCTTTTTTCCGACAATGCCATCCTGTTCGACACCAAGAAGCCTTTGTGGAATCTTGATGCCATACACGCCAGAACCCCACACCCAATCAACAAGGATGTTGGCAATCTTCTGTGACTTGATTTTGTCGGCTTGCCACCTGTCCCAATAATGTGGTTTCAAAACCCTTGTCATCACATCATTGTTGCTGATAAGTTTCAGGTCGGCAACATCAATCTTTCCGTCACCGTTCTTGTCATATCCACACCGTTGCCAAGTCGCAATGGTCACGCCTTTGTTGGTCGCGCCACCGGAATCAGCCGGGTCGTTTACGAATCCGCCTTCCCATTTGAGGATGAACGGAAAAAGGTTTTCAACTTTCGCCATAGTCATCAATGTCTGGTTCGTGATGGTGATGGTGTTCCGGATGGTTGTGTTCGCGCTTCCTGTCCTCTGGGTCTTTCAGGTCTGACAGATCAATGTCGAAATGTCTTTCCGTCTTGTCAATCATAATCTTCTGGCAAACCTTTGCCCATTTTGCATTGTTGCAAGAAGATTCGTTTTCAAGGATTGACCACACTTGCCAGAAACAGACCGCACCGGCAACGATATTCGGCAACTTGATGTCGGCTTCCTCAAATATGATGCTTTCCACCAAAGCTGCAAGAATGATTGCCGCGAACACTTTTATCATCGTGACAAACACCTTTCCCATTTCTTGTGATTTGAACTTTCCGGTTGCTTGTTCCGGGAATTTCGCCTTGACACGCTTTGACAGTTCCCAAGCCGAATAGCAATCGGCAAGGATAAGCAACACACAGATGATGGCGAATGGGAATATCGGTTGAAGAAATGCCCAAGCCGCACCAAGCATTGCGAAAAGGATCTGCCACAATCGGTCAAAGAATATTCGGAAGAATTCATTCATAACACCTATGTAAATTGGAAGCACTTGCCCACTTTGACAATTGTGGTGTCCATTGGGAAAAGATTGATTGGTTTCAATCCGTTTTCCTTGCGTTGTGCATTTATGGTCGGCAAATTGGCTTGCGCCTTTTGGATGGTCGTAATCAATATGTCCGAACCCGTGAAGCAAGAACGCCTTTCACCGATGGCATCACCATTGGAATCCTTGGTGAAGTAATCACCTTGCTGATCTGGTTGCTGATTGAATGTCGCAAGACAAACTTACATCTGCATACACAGACCATTTGCGGTCTTTCCCGGATATTTTGAATTGGTAATGATGACCTTTTCGATAAGAATTCTTCTGTCAAAAAGTTCATCAATGTCTATTGACTTACCAATCACCGCTTCTGATGAAACACCAAGTTCACTAAATCTTGCCATAATGAAGTGCTTCAATTGTTAAACATCAAGTGTCCGGTCAAGCAATTCGGCAACATCCTTGCGGAAAGTAAGGAATTCACGATATTCGGCAACAGCCTGTTCGTTTTCCTCAATTCCAAGAATGTGTGAATTGTAGGCATTGACAAGTGCGAATTCTTCCGATTCGTTCAGGACTGAACGCAGAATGGCGTGCTTGCAAGCATCCTTGGTGATTTCGTTCCAAACGATGACTTTATAACACTTCCAACCCACCTGAACGGGTTCTGTTGCGCCCTCTGGTGTGTTGTATTCCGCTTCGATGTTGAACCGGTAATAATAGAAACCCTGAACATCCCTTTCGGTGATGGCGGGTCTGCCGTGCGCCATATCATAATGGGCATTTGGCTCTAACGAATCTAATCTCATAAGGAAATGATTTTTGAAGTTTGTTAATCAGGTTCTTCGAATTGCCGTATTTGCACCACCCCCACCAAGAACAAATGTTCTGTTTGTAGGCTTTTTCTTCGACAAGAACCTTTGATCTGTTCAGCATTGCCACCCGGCGGCAAAGTGCTTGTTTGATACCTTTCCGCAACAATGTATATCCGTGAAAGAACACATAACCCAAGAAGTCAACACCCCTTGAATCGGTCGGAAAGACTTGGTAATTCTTCTTGACTTTCAGTTTCAGGTTCACGCGCATATATTCACGGATGTCGTGCATCAAGGCGTGAAGTTCTTCTTTGGTGGATGCGAAGATGGTTATATCATCCGCATACCTGAAAAAGTATTTGACCCGCTTGACCTCTTTCAGCCAATGGTCAAAATATGTCAAGTAAAGATTTGCGAAGTATTGTGAAAGATAGTTCCCAATGGGAACGCCACTTTCAACGGAATCAATGATTTCATCCAGAAGATTCAAAAGGCGTTCATCCTTAATCTTTCTTCGCAAGATCTGTTTCAGGATGGTATGGTCAATTGACGGATAAAACTTCTTGATGTCCAATTTAAGACAGTATCTTGTTCCCTCTGGGTCTTTCTTCAAGGCAAAGCGCACATCCCTTGCGCAAGCGTGGATTCCACGATTCTTGATGCAAGAATATGTGTTCGCCACGAACAATTTGACCCAGATGGGTTCAAGAACATTCATAATGGCGTGATGCAAGATTCTGTCCGGATAATACGGCAAGCGGAAAATCAAGCGTTCCTTGGGTTCGAAAATTGTGAAAGTCTGGTATTTTGAAGTGTGGTATGTTCCATTTACCAACGCTTCGTGCAAAGCAACAAGATTGGCTTCACGATTGCGGTCGTGAATCCTCACGCCAATGGAATTCTTCTTGTTCTTGCGTGCTTTGGCATCCGCAAGTTCCAAGTTTTCCATTGACACGATCTGGTCAAATAAGCCATTCAATCTTTTCATTCCTTTGCTTGAATATTAGGATTCTTCGGTCTTTCAACCTACCAAAACCGTTTTTCGATATGTACTTTTTTGCCCTTGTGGTTTTTCACACAAGACATTCGCCACCCATTGTGGCGTTTTTGTGGCACGGTTTCCGGTGCAAGGTTCTTCCCAGATCATATATTTCCAAGCATAGCTGAGAACCGATATTCGCATTCGTATTCGACCACGAATTATTCGAATTCGAGTAAACGAACCCCGCATTCGCACCATTATTCGCATTACCGCTGAAACACAAGGCACGCAACACCGGACAACCAATTCATTCATACTTTCAAATTTTCTCTTTCCACATTCGTATTATGTCGTGCTTCGCACTCCCGGATTACGGAATAAAGCAAAGCCGAGAACCGAAATACGCAGACGTACCCGACCACGAATAATACGAATTCGAGTAAACGAACCCCGCATCCGCACCAGAATGCGCATAACCGCCGAAACACAAGGCACGCGAAGCCACACCAGAATCCGGGATGGCTGTATAGAAGTAATCACAGAAGTATGTGGTTGAACCGCCACCGATTTCCTTTGGCATAATGTCACCATTATCATCAAACAGAATGGATTTGATGTAACCGGAACTTCTTGGAAGATTACCGATGAAAGTGTAACCGGTCAATTCGGATGCGCTTGTGTTGAACTTTGACGGGTCATCACAAGTATAGAACTTCGATTCGCCATCATCACCGGCGGCAATCAGAATCTTCGTTCCGTCAACCCACTTGAAGATATGACCGAAAGGATTTTCCACACCGCGATATAACGGAACACTTGTGGTGTATGCGCCACCATAAGCGGTTGCCTGTTCTTCATTAAAGGAGAACGAAACGACACCAGACTTGTTGCCAAGGCTGTTGGTATATCCGCACGGGATGAACGGATTATAACTGTTGTAAGTGTTCCATTTCGTTGAAATGATGTTGGACACACCATCACCCAAGCCGCCCTGACGGTAACCCTCTGGTGTAAGGGATGCGTTGAATGCTTTCTGTGAATGGAATGTGCAATATTCAACGGCGAAAAGCCAGAACAACTTGCGTTCCTGTTGATAAAGCATCATATTCCACTTGCTTTCACCGCTTGCGCCACGATTGCGGGCATAAGTGCGGAAGTTGGTCGGCGAAATAGATGTTGCCGGTTTTCCGAGAAGTGAACGATAAGTTTCATCCCATCCGGAAGTGTTGTTTCCACCGCGAAAATCGGTGGTCAGATTGACAACGGAAGCCATCTTGTTGTTGGAACGCTGCACGGTTGCTTCATACGCGCCAACATAATCCTTTGACCACTTCTTGAAGCCGGGCAAAGCATAAGTTGACATCAAGCAACGCTGCACATCACCATCCTGTTCGAAACGAACATACATATCCGGAATTTCGACCATTACTTGTCCATCAGTTCCATCAAGCACGGCATCCGCGCCGGTCGTGGTCTTTGTGGAATCGTTGGCATCCAGATAATAGTTGACAGATCCGTCATCGTTGAGCAAGCAACGGCGCATCTGTGACTGAATCGGCAATGTGTTGTGCAAAACGGTCTTTCCTATTCTGGTGGGTTCACCAGAAGATTGGACACTCCATTGAATGCCGTAATAGGCATCATAAGGAAAAGCGGGTCTTGTTGACCCTACACCAATGACAAGTCCCATTTTACAGTCCCCATTTAAGATTTAAGGTATTGGGATATGAAGTGGATTTCACAACCCGTTTAACAATTTCAGGATTCCACCCTACTTCGAACAATGTGGTGACGGTTTCGTTGTCACCCATCCCGGCAAGCTGCACTTCAAGCGTAACCGCCGATTCTCCATCGTTCTTGATGTTGAATGCCGTTCCATCAGGCATCTTGAAATCGGTTGTTCCAAGATTGCTGATTGAACCCATTCGCGCAATTTGTGGTGAACAAACTTCACCGGTTCTTGTTTCCATACAAATGAAGAATTAAAGTTTCACAAAAATAAGCAAATGATGTATCATTATGATACATTGTTCAAAACCAATCCGTAACTTCCAAACCCGGATGGAAGCACGGATGGTTTGATCTGTCACTTTCCGTTCTTGAACTTGCGGAATTTCTTCAACAATTTCCCCTGACCATTGAACGCTTCGATTTCCCAAGGTCGGCTTTCATACGGATATTCCGATGCGTATGTCTGACCTTTCCAAGTGAACACCTTGGTGTCCACATTCAAGGAAAGCTGACCTTTGATGTATTGCCCCAAATGAATCATTTCGTGGCAAAGAATAAGGTTCAACGGGTCACTTGGGTGTTCTCTCAACATAAGGTTATAAACGCCCGGCGCGGGTGATTTGTGAAGCAAACCATTCACGCGATATTCCCTTGTGCTGAAACGGTCAAGCAACTTGTCATTCTTCGTGATGACCACTTCCGCATCACTTATGCCCAATTGCTTTGCGGCAAATTCAAGCAATGCGGAAATGTCATCAATGTCTGTGTAATTTGTAATCTTGAACATCTTTCCGTGTGTTATAGTGCAACCCATCCAGATCCACGATTGATCTGGACACCGTTTGCCCTTGTGATACGAAGTCCAATTGCGCTTCCGGATGATGATAATCCTTGCAAAAGAATTGTCGGCGTGCCACTATCAAGCGCGAACACGGCGGAAAAACTGTTGCCAAGATGGATTGCAATGCCATTCGCGCCTATCTGGATTGATTGAAGCGTTGCGGATGTAATGATGACATTGCCGGTTGATTCGTTCTGGAATGATACGGAAATCCAATTGCCATACCAATCTTCTGGGTCAACCCACCATTCCCAAGATGCGCTTACCTTGATTTCGTAAGTACCCGCGCCCAAAGTCAAAGTTCCGCCATTGTATGTTATGCCCTTTGAACCTTGGTTTTGCGCCAACACAACCCGTGAACCGGATGATTGATTTATGACATAGATAAACATCGAATTCATATCAATCGTGCCGCCATAGTACCCTTGTTGTTCATCTTCCGAAATCTCAATTCTTGGGATATTGACTTGTGTTCCGGCTGATTGAACCGTGAATGTACAAATGGACATTTCGCCCTGGTCTTGACCGCTTTGTCCTTTTTGCGAATAAGTGTCACCCATCCACGATTGTTTCAATGGGAACGATGCGGTTGGTGTTCCGATGTCAATATCTTCACCCTTGACCAACAGCTTCTGGTTGTTGTTGGCATCGTACATTGTCATTTCGTTGTTCTGGATGATGATTCGCTTTCCGGTTTCGGCGGTTCGCAGAATACGGATAACGGCGTTATCAATCACAGCTTCGGCGGCAAACAAGAATCCGGTCGCAATGTTCTCATAACTTGCACCGAACTGTTCCCAATATGAAGTATTGGTTGGCAATACGCTGACAAAAGGTGATTGTGGCGCATCCGGTCTGGCACGATAATACGCGCCTTGGTATTTGACCACATCACAACGATAGTCGCACCCATAATATGTGGCGGTGCTTGCATATTCACCGCGATATGGTGATGATGGTGATTTACCATCCTGACCATCTTGCCCGTCTTGTCCATCCTGTCCGTCACGACCATCGTTTCCGTTGTTTCCATCTTGTCCGGAAAGAAGAACCGGTGTTGTCCAAGTTCCGGCAACGCCACTTGCAGAAACAACCGCGCAAGTCATCCAAGTTCTTGGTGTGTCAAGAATCTTCACGACAATCTTGTCATCGTTGGCAACCGATGAACCATCCTTGGTGTAACCGACATAAAAGAAATGCGTTCCGGCGGATTCAATGTTGATTGTCACAAGCGCACTTTGCGTTCCGGACACCCTTGCAAGGTAACTTGATGTACTGTGCGCCGAATCATCAAGATTGCAGATATATCCGAAATCATAATTGGCTTCTGATGATGCGAAGATTCGAACCATCACTTTGGTGTTCGCCTTGGTGGTCACGATCTGAATCTTTTCCCAAGTTGCACCGGAATGACCGATGGCGTTTGATGTCAAGGTCTTTCCATTGACAACCCAATCACCGGTGTATGTAGGCGAAACGATGTCACAGATCGGTGGCGCATCATTCCATCCGGTCGGAATCGGTGATGTGCTTGTCGGCTTTGCCGGTTGCGATTCGGCGGCTTGGAACACAAAGGAAGTATGTGAACCATCCGTTCCATCTGTTCCATCCGTTCCGTCTTGTCCATCTTCACCAACGATTTTTATTGCCGAACTCCAAGACCCAGAACCGACCCTTTCACGCATATACTTGTCACCACTCTGGAACGAAGAATGCCAAGAAGAACTTCCGTTCACCGAAAATTGGACTTCGATGCTTGAACCATCCGTTCCATTAGAACCGGGTTCACCTTTTTCGCCCTTGATTTTGCTGATTTCCCAAGAACCCCAAGTTCCGTTCTTGCACTTGCGCATTGCCATCCAGATGTCGGAAGATGTTGCGGTGTTGTGCCAATTGCTTGGGTTGGATGTAGGGTTGCCCGGATTGGAAGAAACGGCGGAATATTCAAAGTCAATGTCAGCCGTGTCCGTTGCCACTTGTGGAGTTGTCCACGCTGCCTGTTGCGGTGTCAGTCCGTCACTTGTGAAGATTCTGGTTGACATCCACAATTGCGCTTCACCTGATGGAACGCCATCACTCCACCCGGATGGAACGGGTGAAGCATACGAACCGCCCGTTGGCGTTGATGGCGTGGTGTTAGTGCGCTTGAAAACAATGGACTTGAATGTTGACTGTCCATCTGCACCATCTTCACCATCTTGACCATCTTCGCCGGGGTCACCCTTGTCACCTTTCGCGCCACCGGATGCATACACTTTCCAATATGCCGTTTCGGTCACCGCGTGACCCTTGGTTGGCGTTGAATTGATGTACATATATGTTGCCGATGTCGTTCCATCAGAATATGTCACGGTGTCACCGGAATAATACATCGTTTGCGCGTTCCAATCACCGCGATAGACCGGCATATCATAGGCTTCGCCAGATCCGGACACAATCTTGACATTGCGCATTGAGAACTGACCGTTCCGGGTCACATTCCAATCAATGTAGCAAGAATCATTGCCGAACCGGATTTTGTTTTCATCCAAATCAATGTAATTCTTTCCATCGGCACTTTGGATTCTTCCGGTCGTGATGTAACGCCCGTTAATCATCGTGAAGCCGTATGACAAGGAAATGTCACGGATTCCCAATTCGGAATCAACGGCGTGAAGAACGCCAATCCAGAAATGGTAATAATCCGGATCTGATTCGCAAGGGATCTGTTGCGTACTGAACAGAATCGTTCCGGCATTGGTTGACCTTGAACATTTCGCATAAATATAGAACGCATCCGAATCTTTCTGGAATGTGAATGTATTGTTCGCCAATGTCCACGACACCGCCTGTTGTTCATCAATGGTGTAGTGAACAAGCGTGCCGCCGGTGACTTTCATTGAATTCTTGTTGCCGCCGAAATTCGGTTCAAAGACAGTTCCCACCAATCCAAACTGCATTGACTTTGCGCCCACAGACAGAAGCAATGTGTCAATACTGTTCGGCTTGATTTTATCGGTGTAATAATCACCCTCTGGGTCGAACACCATATTCAACAATTCACGCGAAGAACGCCAATTGGCACGCGCCCTTGTTGGGTCTTGCAAGTTGTTGATGTTGATGATGTCCTGAATGTCCTGAATGTCGGAAATCACCCTTGTTGTGATGCTTGTCGAAACGGTGTCCGAAATGGTCAGCACATATTCATAAGCATCAAGGATGTTGCGCGAAATTTGCTGAACCCTGACAGACTTGTTGACACCGACATCGGAATCTTGGATTGGAATGTAATCACCCGGATGGAAAACATTCGTAACAGATTCTTCCGAAACGCCAATCAGTTCTTCCAGATACGCTTTTGCGATTGAAAGCGCATATTTGACCAAAGGCTGACAATTTGTGGCAAGATATTCTTCGCCCTTTTCTTCAAGCAAATCTTCCGCATCTTCGACATAGGAATCCGGCAAGGCAACATCAATCAACTTATATGTGTCACCGGCTTTGATCTGAAACGCGGCTGATGAAGCGGATGGGAATTGGTCACCCCTTTCATCGGTCTGCTTGCAAAGCGTGAATGTCTTGGTTGTGTGGTCATAGGAATGAATGTCGAATTCATATCCGGCAAGGTTGCCAGAATTGAAGTGAACCTTGGCAGATACGCCCGGCAGAAGATAAAGCGTGTTGCCGCTTGAATCCTTTGCGTTCAAGTCGAACATTCCCGTGTCAACGAACTGCAACACATTGTCAGCAACAATGGATGTCACATTGCCGCCGAATGTCGGCTTGATGTCATCGAAATACTTTGTTGCTTCAAAAATGCCGTATGCCGTTTTTGCGGCTGCGTTCTCCAAGTATGACTGTCCTTTGCTCTTTCCCGGTAAGCAAAGGCGGTTTGCCCTGTATTTGGTTGTAATGTTCTGGGTTGAACCGAACACTTTCAACCTTGTCACGATATTGGAAGAATCAACATTCAGGCGTTGAAGATTGTACAGTCCGCCCGCGTTTCCGAACTGAAATGTGTAAGGGAACACCGAACCGATTGATGTCTGGAAATTGATGACATTGACACCGTTGGTTGTAACGATGTCGAATTCCACCTTGAATTCCTGACAAAGCTGTTGAAGAACGGAAAGGCAATTCGCACTTTCTCCGAAAGTCAAGCATCTGTCCGCATCCGTTTCCGGACAAGTGCCAACCGCCCAAGAACGAGCAAACACACGGTTGGCATTGGCAACAAGGACATTGGCGAACCGTTCCAGATCCCCGGTCAATGAATCCGCCTGAATGTCTTGAAGCTGACAAGAAGTGGTGTCAACGGTCAAGTCGTATGTCACGCGCATCAGGTCATATTGGATGCCCTCAAATTCACATTCGTATTGCAGAAGATGCGTTTTGGTCTTGGTAATCTTGGGCAACCGGTTCATCTTGTAGGTGCGACCGAATATGCTTACCGAATCACCAATCCCCAAGTTCAAAGCAACCGCCGATTTGACGGTCACTTTGACCAGATCATCACCGTTCAATGTCCATTCTTGCCTTGCGGACACAATGGTGCAAGGCAAGTTCTTGTTGGACAATTGAACAGTTGAACCGTTGGGTTTGTTAACTGTTATTTGCTTCATAGATGGATGTGTCTGGTTCAATAAATGTCAATGTGAAAGTGCCGACATTCTGCCCGTCACAGAATGTTTTCTTCAACGCTGAAACACTTTTCAGATAGACCAAGAATGACAATGTTTTTGCGCTTGAACCGCTTCCGATGGTTACGGTCAAACTCTTGGTGGTTGTCTGTTCAAATATCCCAACGAATGTGTTGAAGTTGGTCGCAAGCGCACCGGCGGAATCAGCCTTGATGAAGCAAGACAGTTCAATCGTGCGCACATCGAATGTCGCGTGCGCCAGATCCGGAACATTGCCCGATTCGCCCGGATATTCAAAGATTTCAATCTTTTTGGGCGGCAAGCCAATTATTCCGTTGCTTCCGGACACAAAAACGCCGTGTGTCTTGAAGTTTACCGAATTGAATGTATATGTTATGTCCATAACCAAACACTATATTTTAGGGAACACAACGATTGCATTTGTTTCGAAATCCGTGATTTCTTCGATGCATCCGGTAATAACGGGATAGTATGAACCATCATCGGCATAGTCGTGCGTAATGGTCAGGTTCGTGCCGCATACATCTTCCGAAACGCTTCCGTCACCCCAATAGATATTGACATCCTTGCGTGTGGTCATCGTGATGGAAACACGCTTCGTTGATTCTCCGTTCCGGAAGTGTTTCAAGACACGCTTCACCGGCTCTGGTTCGACAAGGTTCAAAGTGAATGTTCCGACCATAAGGTTTGCCGACCATTCCTTTGAAATCTTGATGGCATCCTTGACATAGACTTCATAAATCAACGGCTTGTCCGGCACGACATTGATGACAAGCCTGTTTTTCCCTCTGGAATCCCAAGCCTGACTGAACGCCCGGACTTTATCAACGAATTCACCACGACTTTCCGCTTTGATGAAACAAGACAGGGTGATTTCCCTTGATTCAAGATATTTGTGGTTCAAGAAAGTCCGTTCACCGTGCATATAGTCTGACGGTATCGTGAACGGGTCTTTCATCTTTGGTCTGTCCAAGATTCCGTCAGATGCAGACACATAGACACCGAAATCCTTGAAGTCCACGCCATCAACAAGGTATTGCGCCGATGTGCGCGGCTGCTGAATAGAATTGATTTCCGCAAGTGACAACGCGCAATCGAACACCCAGACATCATCAAGAAGTCCGTACAAGTAATCACCGCCGTAATAGTCTTGATTCAAGGAAATGCCGACCAATGTTTCCGTTGTGTTTATTATTGTCCTGACCCTGACACCATCAACATAGAAGATGAATGTCTGGATGTCATCATCTTCGGAATATTCGCTGACAACGGCAATGGAATGCCAAGTACCAGGAATCACCGGGATTTCAACTTCTTCATAGTTGTATTCGCCGAAATAGTTCAAGCACCAGATCAGCCGGTTTGGAGAACCAACAACGGCTTCGCCGTTCTTGACATACGCAACGATTGTGAAGTTTGATGTAAGGTCAGGAATGACATCTTGTGATATTTCACAACAACCATTGCCATAGCCTTTCAACGCCTTTCCGGTGTGTCCGGATGCGAAAGCCGCACCCAAGACAACCCCATCGTTGCGATTCTTGCTGTAATCGTATGCCACCGATGAATTGTCCTGTTCATCGAATGGCAAGTGCATCATTAAGTTGTCCTCATTCATAGCAACTAAATTTTGTTGTATTTATATCTGACTTTTACAAGGCTTTCATCGTTCTGGGAATACTCAACTTTTGCATTCGAAGAATAGATGTTCACACATACCTTTGCCCGGTGGTATGAACGAACCCGCACGGTTGCATTTCCCCATACATCCACCACAACGAAGCTGTTTTCTTTCGGTAGGATGTCAAGATCTGCATCGTGAGTTGCGAAAACCTCTGAAACGCCATATCCGGTTGTGTGGACATTGCCACTTGTAGTGCCAAGCGCAACAACCTTTTTGGCATCCCATATATCAATGGCATCATCAAGAAACACCCCGGATGTTTCCATTTTGCCCTTGAAGTGCTTTGTAATGAAGTCCCTGTCCGGGAAATCACTTTCAAGACAGAAGTCAATGCCTTTCAGGTACATTTCCAACATCTTGTCAATGTTATTCCCAAAGTTCTTCAATTCATCGTGCCAAGGCTTGCAAATGCCCTTTTTCGCGGCATCCTTGGCAAGTGTTCTTCCTAAATCCATCGTTTCTATTGTTTATTATGAAAGACCCTGTGAACGAAGCGAATTGCCATCACCGGCTTCCATCAGGGAAATCACCCGGTCAATCTTTGACAGATATTGGCAATATGCCGTGTTTGTTGCGATCTGGTTCAGCACCAGAAGCGAATTGCGAAGAACTTGCGTTGCTTCAAGCTGATTGATTCGGATGGCGTTCATCTGACCGGCAATCATTCCGGCGGTTTCTTCCGAAACGCCCTTGACCGCACCGGACAACGATGTGTCCGCTTCCGTTCCGCCAAGGTTCATATCCTTGAACAGATCCGAATAAATGCCCAACGCCTGATTGTATGTGTCGGCAATGCCCTTGACCCGTTCTTTGAAAGCCGCGATTTCTTCATCCGTCAGTCCGTTGAATGTGAAGTTCCCGGATGAATCGAATGTTCCCAATGAATTCTGCAATTGGTCAAGCGCACCTTGCAACTGACTTTCCAAGAAGTTCTTTTTAAGTTGGTTGACAATCGCGTTCTTCATCACATCGTTGACGGTCGTTTCAAACGCATTGGCGGCATCTTCACCGGCGGCAAATGCTTCAACCAACGAATCACCAAGTTCATCAGCGAAGTCCTTTGCGGTGGTCTGCAAGATGTCATCGGCAATTTCATCGTACAGATCGGAAATGTTCCTTGACAATTCATCAATCTGGTCTTGATAGTCGCGGATGGCATCGTTGTCGGATTTCTTCTTGCCTTGTTCTTCGCGCTTGATGGCTTGCAATCTTCGCTGTTGTTCTTCAAGGTTCTTGATTGCATCCCTCTGGCTTTTGTAGTACGATGAACCAAGTGCCTTGTCAACCTCCCAAGAAAGCTGTTCATATTGGCTTTGTAGTGACTTGATGGCTTCCTTGTGCTTTTCGATTCTTCTGTCCGCTTCGCGGTCGTGGGAGTTGAAAAGGTCAATGGCGTTGGTCACCAGACTGATTGAACCTTGGATGATCTGCAACGGATTGCCGGTCGCAATTCCCATTGCAAGGTCGCTTGCGCCGGAAAGCATCCCGGAAATGTCGTTCATAACCTGACCGGTCTGTTCATCCATATTGACACCAAGTTTGTTGATGCCATCCACAACGGAATCAAACGCGCCGGAAATAAGACCGATGGATGATGATGTTGCTTCGAACATCTTGGACAAGGTTTTCTTCTTGGCTTCATCATCAGCCGCCTTGCCATAATCCTTGACCGCGTTCTGCAATGCCTTGAACGGATTCCTTTGAAGAATTTCATCCTTGATGCCGTTCACCTTGTCTTTCAGCGTTTCAAGGTCTTTGGGGTCGAATTCAACGCCAAGATAGGCGGTCATCCCGTCAATCTTGTCAACCAATTCTTGCAGCTTCCGTGTGGACACTTCATCAAGGTTGCCGAAAAGAAGTTCCCAATCCGGATTGGCTTGAATATCTTCAAGCGCAAGGGATGACAATGCCTTTGCCTGTGCCTTGTTCAGTTCTTCGACAAGTGCCTGATTGTTGTTCTGTTCGGCAATCTTGCGCTTCGCATCGAAGTCATCAATGATGGCTTGCTTCTTTTGTTCGAAGTTCTGGTATTGTTCAAGCAATGCATCATACTTCTGTTGTTCCGGACTTTTCGATTCATCTTCGAAAGCCTTTTTCCGGGCGGCAATCACACGGTCTATTTCCGCGATTTCCGCTTCCGATGTTGCCGATGCACGCTTCTTGTCCAAGATTTCCAGATCATAAGCCAACTGTTCTTCCATCTGGCGTTTCTTCTCCGTGAACGAAGCGAATTCCGTCATCAGGGATTCCAATTCGGACTTCGCCTTTTCGTTTGCCCGGATTTCGGCATCATCAAGCGTTTCTTTCTTGGCATTGTCCACATCCGTTCCGTCATTGGCAAGTTCTTCGCGCATCTTCTTGATGGTGTTCAGCATTTCAACGGCGGTCTTGGCGTTGGAAAGGGATGCGGAAAGTTCATTGTTGAAAGCATCCAGAACGGTTTTCTTCGTTTCTTCCGCAATGGCATCATTGAGTTGGCGCAACTTCTTGTTCTGGGTCTTGGTGCGGTTTTCGGCATCAATAGAAAGAAGCGCATCACGCTGATTCTTCAAGTATTCAATGAATGTCGCGCCCTCTTTCAACAGACCGGCAAATTCTTGGTTGGCACTCTGGACAAGAATCTTGTCACCGGAATTCATCCACTTCTGGAAGCGTGCATATTCGGTTCTGTACTTGTTCAGCTTCTCCAAGAATGGATCTGATGAAGATGAAGAACCACCGCCGGATGTTGTGACCGTTCCGGTGATGGCATTCGCCTGTTTCTGTAAGTCTTGGATTTCCGCCAACGCTTTCTTGTAGTCATCATTGTTGGTCAAGTTCTTCAAGGCGGCTTGTTTCAACGCAATTGCCTGTTCGATTGCACCAAGCGTTCCGGAAGCATATTGTCCGGTTGCCTGAACACCGACTTTCTGCAACATAAGAAGTCCATTCCTTTCGGCATTGGCGGCATTGGTGTAACCATCTTCGATGGTCTTGCGCAATTCATCCATTTCGGCTTTCTTCTTGTCCTTGGCATCGTTGTGGGTTTCATACGAACCAACACCGCCGTACATACCTTGCGAATAATACACGGTCTTGGTGTCCGGCATTGCGTTGTATTCGTTTTCAAGTTCAATAAGTGCCTTGATGTTTTCTTCCGCTTGCTTGATGTACACCATTGCTTTCGCTTTTTCGATCTGGGCATTGATGAAAGCATCCTTGTTGGCAACCAGAAGATTTTCCGCATCGGTCACGCCGTTGATGGCAACGCCAAGTTCATCGAAAGCCTTGGCATTATCTTCGATGAATTTCTTCTTGGCATCCAGATCATCACCAAGCGCATTCCATTTCGTTGACAGAAGTTCGATGTTGCCGATAGGCTTGTAAGCACTTTCGGCAAGGCTTTGTCCGAATTCCTTGGCGGCTTTCTTGGCTTCATTCGCCTTTGAAACAAAATGCCCCACAACGCCCACAATCGCACCGATTGCGGCGGCAATCCATCCGAATACCGGGATTGACTTGATGGCAACACCAACGGCACGAAAAGCACCGGCAAGGGTGAAATTCGCAACCGTTCCGGCTGTTGCCGCACCCGTTTCGGTAACTATTGCACCGGTGGCAACCGCTTCACCGGCGGCTTGCGCACCAGAAGCCGTTGCATTGGCTTCCTTGGCGGCGGTGTTCGCAATGGTCGCGGCTGTTTCTGCCGTTGTCCTGATGCCGGATTCCGCAAGAACCTTGTTCCACCATTCCTTGACACCGGCAAGTGTGACAAGCTGAAAAGCCGAATCCTTGTTCAAGGTCTGTTCCACTTGTTGAAGTCCAACCGTGATTGCCATCAAGGACTGAACTTTCAACATAATCTTCTGCAAGTTTTCGTTTTCACCGGCAAACAATGACACCGCACCTTGGGCGGCGGAAAATGCACCGGAAACACCGGAAAGACCGGAAATGATACCTTGCATTCCCCTCTGGTCGTGCGCCATTATGTTGGCTTGTGCGGTCGCATCACCCCAAGCATCGGTCAAACGACCGACTTCTTCTTGCAATGCCCGGTATTCTTCCGTTCCGCGCTTGCCCGCCATTTCCATTTCAACAAGTTCTTCGCGCAATTCGCGGATTCTGGCACGCATTGATGTGTGTGCTTCGCCATTCTTGTCGGCGGCTTCCGCCTGTTCCGCCAATGCAAGGGATTCAACGAATAGTTCATCAGAACACTTGCCGATTTCTTCCAACAGATCTTCGCGCATCCTGATTTCACCCCTGATTGCGGACATTTCATCTTCGATGGCACGCAATTCTTCATCACGACCCTGTGACTTCGCAACAGAAGCCTTTTCACCAAGTTCCTGGTACTTGGCTTCAAGTTCAGAAATCTTGTTCTGGTGTTCTACGGTTGCGGCATCAAGTGCATTCAAGGCTTGAAGCATCTGGGATGCGGTCTTTTTGAACGCACCATCCATTTGTTCGCCACCCCTTACGGTGGCGTTGGTAAGTCCTTCAACACGGCGCAAAGTTTCTTCGATTGCGCCATCCATTTGTCCATTGTCCATAACGGACTTGAACGACAATGAACCACCACTTATGTCCATATCACATCATTTGATTTACATAGTTCATAATTGATTCAGCGTTTTCGGTTGTAAGTTCGATGTCATCTTCCTTTGCATCCGCATCGTATGACGGTGCATCAACCATCATCTTCTGAACCGTATTCCACGCAATGCCATTCAACAAATAGTCAAGTGTCCATCCGAAATGGGAACATATTGCCCCACGCCGACCATACGGACTGTTTAGACCCCGGCTTTTTCCTCTATTCGAATCGGCATTGTGGTTCGGTCGGCTAACATCAATCGAATAGAGTTCATAAAATCCCCCAGATTGCTCATTGTATTTATCAAGACACAAATCTGGTTCTGGGTTGATGGCTTGATGTTCCTTGCGAAAAGGTTGGTCAGTTCATTCAGCCTTTTGGTATCTTCAACCCAGACAACATTTCCACCCTTTCCCGGTTTCGGAATCAACAAGTCCGTGTCCAGAACGGCAAGCGCGATGATTCGGCAACACCTGATGGAATGCCGGTGCGCCATTGTTCTGGCGTGCCGCATTGCTTCGCTTGACTTTGCCTTTTCTTCATCAATGGCAAGTTCAATCCATTCGCGGGAAAGCCTGTCAAGCGTTCCAAGGGTCGGTTCATTGATTTCAAACTTGCGGACTATATCTTTCTTCACCTTTCGCTTTATCAAGCCAAATAGGTGGGTTTCTGTCACAAATTCGACATCCTTGCACTCAAAGGAAACACCGCGCTGAATCAGCAAGTCAAGTTCTTTCCTTTCAAGTTCAAGTTTTTGTTCATCTGTCATCTTTGCAATGCTTTAATCGTTAAAAAAAAGATGCCCCAAAATCGTATGATCTGGGGCATCCGGGTAATTCAAGACCCCGCCAATGGGTTGTCCATTACGATGTCTGACCACCAGAAGTGGTTGTCTTTGGAACACCACGAAGTGCCTTGCCGGAAGTAACGGCACAAGGTGTGACGGTGAAGTCAACAAGGAAGATTCCCTTTGCGGAAAGATCTGCGTTGATGACAGCTTCGATGTCACCATTCGGAATCTCAAAGTCAAGACCCTGTTCGGTGATGACCTTGATTGCTTTGTTGGCAACAACCTCATTACCATCGTAACCCCACGCCGGTGCGCTTGATGTTCCGACATTTGAACCACCGATGTAGTCAATAAGTGCCTGAACATCACAGTCCATAATGGAGAAAGTGACCTTTGGAATCTTGCGCGATTTCTTGCGCACTTCCGGTGCTGCCTTGCCCTCTTCGAAGTGTTCGGTCACATCGGCTGCATCCTGACCAATCTTTGCGGTGTCCTTGTAGGTCTTACCGAGTTTTGACATACTTGTCGGCATCGTTCCGCCAACGGCGGCTGCACCGACCTGAATTTCGCATAAGCCAAGTGTAATCATAACGATATGAAAAATTTAATTGTCAATCCTGAATGTTCCATTCAATCCTTATGTTGGCATAATGTTGTTTGGAACTGATTTCGCGTATAACTGTGTAGTTGGTTGGATAACTTTTCATCCCAACGATGACGGAAGAACGAATGATTGAAAGAACTTGTTTGGCAAGGCTGTCAATTCGCGTGCGATCTGCAACGATATCCGCCTTTCCACCAATCTTCATCGGCTTGTCCTGAACATAGATGTTGATGTTGGAAGTGCCGGTTTGCGGCAACGATTCTTGACCAAGGTCAATCGTATTTACAACGACATCTTCCGCAATCGAATCTGATGGTCTGCCATCACCCGTGTATATCCCGCCATTGTTATCAAGCAATGATGGATTCAGGATTTTGGCATTCTTCAACAGACCATAAAGGATTCCGTCAAGTTCGATTGGTGTTTTCATTCTTCAACAGCTCGTTTGATGTTGTTAATCAACTGTTCCATCATTTTCGGCAATTCTTCTTTTGCAAGATTCTCCGCACCAGAAAGGACATCACGACCTTTGGATTCCACATAAAGCGCGTAATTCATTCCGGCAACACACACAAGCGCAATGCCCTCTGTGTCCTTTCCAATGGATTCGCAAAGGTTTTTGCCCGTTTCGCTTCCATTGTATTCCGTTCCCTCTGGCGGATTGTTGACGGATGGCACTTGTTCAAATGTGGAAGAATGAACCGCCACGCCATCAACGAACACCATATATCCCATCGAAGAACGCAAGTTGCCGGTCTGGTTGTTGAATCCCTTTTCCGGCGGAACATTGCGTGCATAGGTGATGCACTTTTCCCCAAGAAGCTGCAATCGTGCGATTTGCTTCTTTTGGATTTCATCCAGAAAGGCGTTGAAGCGTTTCCGGACATCATCCTGTGTGAATTGTGGGGTTACAGCCATATCCGTGTATGAAGTTGTGATGGGTCGCAATTGAGAACCACTCCGGTTCTACGCACTTCTGCGCCGACCGCATCATTCGTAATCACCACTTTTGCACCAATCGGCACGGATGTGCCTTTGGGCATCTGGATTGTTGCCGTAACCTTGTGAAGCGTTCCACCAACTTCCACTTCCGCACCGCGACCATCCGGTTCTTCACGACAGATCGAAATGAATTGCCGCAAGACTTCACCGGTTGTCCAATTACCGTTCACATCCTGAACGGCATTGGCGGTTGTCGTTTCAACGAAAAGATAATGTGGGTATTGCTTCACCATAATCACCACCAATTTGATGCGTTACGAACTTTCGGCTTACCAACAAGAACATTTTCCAAACCAAGTTCGTTACAAAGTGCATTGTAAAACATCTTGACCGCATCAATGTTCCAACTGATAGAATAACCACCCTCTGAAACATTCTGTGTCATCCCTTTGAGGACAACGGAAAAGCGTGAATACACGGCTTTGTCGCAAGGCTTGGTGTCCGTCATCACGGCATTGCCATCAAGACCGGCTTTCGCCAGAATGACATCAATGTCATCACTTGACACATTCAAGCCGTTAAGTGATTTGGAAAGATATTCTTTGTTTGTCATAACCGATTCTTGCAAAAGACATCCGGGATGATGTTGCCACCATCCCTGATGCCGAAAATTTCAGTTTAATTCTTACTCCAAGAAGTGTCGTTGGTCTGCATAAGGACTGAACGACCGGCAAGATTCCAAGCCGGGAACAGGTTTGCAATGCCCTCTGTAACTTCCTTGATAGGTGATTCCTCTGAATACTTGCGGACAAGGGTATGACCGTGCATAACCTTTTCAGCAACCGAACCGGCGGTTTTCTTCGCTTCGATTGGTGCTTTCCAGAAAGTATTTCCAAGAACCTTGGATTCGCTGAACAGAACCACATCATCTTCGAATGGATTGCCGGTTGTACGGCTTCCATCGGCAAGTTCGATGGTGATGTCCTGGTCAATTACAATGATCTGCAAACCCTTGTAAAGTTCTTTCTTCTTTGTCAGGTATGCGTTGACGGTTGCAAGATCTGGTGCATCTTCCACACCGGCAATGTTCTGAACATAAGAAGCGCACTTCTTCTGAACCTCTGTCTGGCTTGCGAACTTTTCAAAGGTGTCAGGATTCATAAATGCGAACTTGTACTTTGCACCGTAAAGTGACTTACCGAGTTTCAGCGCGTTCACGAAGTCAACGGTCAAAGGCTTTGCGGAAACGCCGGATGACCAAGATGTCTGAACACCAATCTTCTGATCTGACGGAATCTGGTAGTCAACATTGTATTCGGTGACAACGGCTGCGTTGTTGGAGTTGGTGAAAGTGACCTTACCAAGTGAGATTTCACGAAGTGCAATCCACTCTGCGCGGGCGGCAATACCATTCCAACAGAACTGTGTGTCCTCTGCCCAGAACTCAACGATTGCTTTCAGATCGGCATCACCTGATGACATTGCGATAAGGATGTCGTATTCATCAAGTTCATCTTCAAGTTTTTCGCGTGAGATAGACAGCTTTGGAATGTCACCCTGAATGCGTGCGATTGCTTCACGGGTTTTCTTTGGAATGGTTGAACCCCTTGAAACAAGGTCGGCGGCAATTTTCAAGCCGGCAACGGCTTCAAGGGTTTTCCAAGTAAGGGTCTTGTTCTCTTTAAGCGGGAACAGGGTTGGATAATAGAACTCTTTCAGGTCGTACTGACGGATAACCGCCGACATATCCTTTTCGTTCAACCCAACCATCAATGATTTCTGCATAATACAAAGGGATTAAAGGTTAAACATAAATGATACCTGAAAGTGCTGACTTGATGGCATCGTTCACGATAGGCGCATTTGCTTCGTGAATAACACCAATCACCCAAGCATCAACGAAAAGGTTGGAATCGGATTCAACATCCAGATTCGTTCCGGCAACGCAAACTGCGTTCTGACGGGTGACATCGTTGAAAGACTTCTGATTTGATGCGGTCGCACCGGCTTCACCGGATGCCTTGACAACGATGATTTCATCATCAGCCGCAACATTGACGGAGAATGCGGTCGCAACGGTCACGATGTCGTATGCAGCACCATAAGCAATGGCAACAATCTCTGTTCCCACGAACTTGGATGCAGCCTTGCCCGCAATGAAGTCACCGATGGCAAGTTTGTGACCCTTTTTGACTTTCAGGGATGTGCTTGTTGATGCGGTTGCCGTACCATAAGCAACGGCGGTGTGTTTTGATGATTCAACTGCTACACCCTCAATGCAAGCACCAAGCGCAATGGCGAAATCGAAACCGGCGGCAAGGGTGAAAACATCCTTTGCGGAATTTGACTTGTCAATCGCGGTAATCTTGGCAACATTCACACCATCCGGGGTGATGTAGTCATTGACCTTGAAGTGTGAACCTTTCGCAACTTCAAGCGAAGTTCCGGAAGCGTATGCCGTAATGATCTGGGCGGTCTTGATGACCTCAAACAGACCATTCGCACCCTTGGCAAGCGGCGTTCCCTCAAACAAGGCATTGCCACCAAGGTTTGCGACTTTGACAGTTACACCACCGGGAATGTCGGCAACGCGGTGAAGAATGCACTTCACAACGCGATTGTCGTTCTTTCTTTTGATAGTTAACATATCAGTCGGAATTTAAGATTTGACAGTTAAAGTGACTTCCCGGAAAACTTATCGGTTTCCGGTTTCTGGCTTGCGATAAAGTCTGCAACGCCCTTTGAAACACCTTGGTCGGTTTTCTGGGCGAACAATGGTGAACCACCACCGGCAAGTTCCCTATCCGCAAGATTCTGGTTGGCGGCTTCGATGTCTGTTGCCTTTTCGGTCAAGTATTCATTGAATGCTTCATCATCCTTGAACGCCATTCGGTTGAAGTCTTTCAATGTCTGTGCTTTGAAAGTTTCATCCTTGCAAGCGGCAAGTTTGTCGTTGAGCATTTGAAGCCTTGATTTGGCAAGTCCGTCTGATTCATACTTGGCAAGTTTTTCTTGAAGCGGTGCAAGATGCTTTTCCAGAAGTGCGCTTAACCTTGAATCATGGTCATCACCACCCTTTCCGCCATCACCACCGTCACCATTGCCGCTTCCACCATCACCGCCGGGTTCAGTTTTGGTCTTTTCGACAAAGTTGTACTTCTTACGCAAGTTGGTTTCATTGGACTTTACGCCATCGGAAACCTCTTTGTCAACATCAGCGCGATATTCCTTGGCGAACTCTGCCACTTGCGCATCTGTGAGTTTGCCCACCAATTCTTTCGCTTCATCCTCTGTTGTGCATTGTAGCGCAAGAACACGCGCCAATGCATTCAAACAATCCTTGCGCACGCCTGAAAATGATGCAATCAGTAATGCTAAAATTGTGTTTCTCATTGTGATGTATTTATGAAGTTTGACAATTAAACGCCACAAATATACAAGTATTACAATGATACACCCTTGAATTTAGCAACTCACATCAAGAAAGTTATTAACATTGACCGAACCGGTATTTGTGAGATTTCAGCGAAATAATTCACGAAATATTTGTTTTTGTCACGAAAAACAAATAATATTGCGGTGTATTATTGTGATACCCGTTTAATTTTATAATTTCTATTTCTATGGCAAAAGATTCACAAACATCAGTCAGCCTTGCGCCGATGACCAAGGATGAAGAAATTTCCATCATCAAGAAGCTGATGGAACACGACACCTATTTCCGGGATGAATTCCGGTATCTGGGTGAAAAGATCTGTGACAACATCCGGTTTGACCGCCCGTTTCTTTTCGACACCGGCTTTGCAAACGCAACAACGATTCAGGACTTGAAAGATGATGCGGAAAAGGCGTGGAACGAAGTCAACAACCAGAAGAACATCATTGATGCTTTGCTTGATTACATATTGCTTTCGTACAAGGAAGATGCAATTTCCAAGGCATACGAACTTCTTGGCGAAAAGGAAGTCATCACGCACAAACTTGCTTTCGGTCACGATCTGACGGATGATGACAAACGATTTCTTCTTGTTTCACTTCAAGGCAACAAGGAATGATGGACAGGAACAGCCGAATAATCGTTGAAGCAATCAAGGATGCGAAACGCATCACGATTACCATCAACCCGGATGACAAGCAAGAATGTGTCATCAATCCGAATCCGAACAAGAAGCTGCATCACGACATTGCGCTTGCCGTTCAATCGTTCCTTATCCAACAGGAATCCGTTGCCAAGACGGAAAGGAAAAGCAAATTCAAAGCCGTTTTCCCAATGAAATACGGTGATATGGCAACAAGATACTATGACCGGAAGCAAGATGCCATCCGGGTCGCAAAAGAACATCTGAAAGCGTGCGAAACGCCAGATCAAGCCTATGCGGAAGTTTACGAAGTGGAACTTCCAACCCATAAGTCAAAACTAATCCTTGAATTGTCAAATGCCGAAATGTAAATCAAAGCCGGTTGCCAAGGCGCATCCGGCGCATTGTTGTATGAATTGCAAGTGGGCAACAAATGTTTCTGGTGAAGAAGTGGAATGCCCAAAGGTCATTGGTGGCGAATCATACCTTGGATATGTATGCCGGTTGTTCCGGTTCAAATTTTAGCGCACGATTATGGCAAACATTGGTCTTGTTGATGTTGACGGTCATAACTTTCCGAACTTCGCCTTGATGAAGATTTCCGCTTTCCACAAGGCAATGGGTGACCGTGTTGAATGGGCATCACCATTGTTCGGTGCTTATGATCTGGTCTATAAATCCAAAATCTTCACTTTCTCACCGGATGACACAACGCCTTGGAATTGCCCGGTCATCAAAGGCGGCACGGGTTATGACATCAAAAGCCATCTTCCAGAAGAAATCGAATCATCCAAGAAGATGGATTATTCCATTTATCCGCAATATCCGTTTTCGGTTCAGTTCCTTTCGCGTGGATGCATCCGCCATTGTCCATTTTGCCTTGTCCGGGAAAAAGAAGGACTTATTCACCCCGTTGACCCGGTTGAACTGAACCCCAACGGGCAATGGATTGAAGTTCTGGACAACAATTTCTTCGCCAATCCGGAATGGCGCACGGCGGTCAAATACCTGATGAACACCAAGCAACCAATCAACTTTCACGGCATTGATGTCCGGATTCTTGATGAAGAACAGGCGTGGTGGTTGAACCGCATCAAGATGCGCGGTGGAATCCATATCGCGTGGGATCTGCCGAATGTGGACTTGACAGATCGGTTGAAGAATATGGTCAAGTACATCAAGCCTTGGAAGATTGTCTGTTACATTCTGGTTGGATTCAATTCAACCATCGAACAGGACTTGAAACGGATTTACACTTGCCGTGACCTTGGCATTTCCGCTTGGGTGATGCCGTTCCGGGATTACGAAAACAAGCGTGAACCGACAATGTATGAACGGGATCTGCAAAGGTGGGCAAACCGCCCGCAAATCCTAAACAAATGCAACTTTGAGGATTACGAACCCCGCAAGGGTTTCAAATGTGGTAACTATCTTAAATAATAACATTATGAATAAAAAGACATTGGAACAAGGTATCGCGGACATCAAAGAATTGTTCGATGATGCGCTGAAAAATGGCAAGTGGAATGATTACAAGTCCGGTAATCAATCTTTTTTCAACGAAAAGGACAACGGTTTCTTCATTGACAAGCGCGTTGTCGAAAGGGATGTGGTGATTCAACGCCTTGTTGATTATTTCAACCAGAACGAAATTGTTGGACATTGCGTTCAATTGGATTCAATCACGCTTCTGTTCACGACATTCAAAATCATATCCCTATGACAGCAAAAGAATTCTTTGACCTTGTGTGCGAAATGCGTGAAGCGCAAATCGCATATCTGAACAAGGGAATCCGGACACGGGGTCAACTTGCAGAAAGCAAGCGTTTGGAACACCTTGTTGATGCCGAAATCGCACGGGTGAAAAAGCTGACGGAGAACCAACCGACTTTATTTTCAAAACAATAATCTATGGACAACAAAATCATCATTGGGCGAATGCCCCATTATTTCACCCTCTGGCGGGTGACAAGCACACCGGAAATCACGACCGACAACGGCATCATCGGTGCTTGGATTCATTATGAATTCATCAAGAACTTTTCAAAGGATGAAGAAAAGGTTCGTTTGTGTTATCCGGATGCCGAAATCGTGGATGATCTGAAACCGGTGGACAAGTTCATCACCCGCAAATGTGATGCAAGGATAACCGATGATTGCTTCCATTCCGGCAAGTTCATCGGCGAAAGCATTCTTGATTGTTCCGATATGGATTACATCCGCTTTGTCTTCCCAAGCTGTCACCAATCCAGAAATCGCACGCCATCCGGACACTCAACGAACACGGATATTCAGTCATCGGTGACAACATCCTTTCCGGTGATGATCTGGAAAGCATCCGGAAGTACCAGGAATTCAAAGAAACGCTTGATGCCGGGCAACCGTTCAACATCTTCTTTGGCACGAACCTGAACCAAGATGGCGAATATGTTTACAATGGATTCGTGTTTGAATTCAAGGACTATGACCAACACTATAAGGTTGATTGTTACAACTTCGCATCCTGCCGCTTAACCAGAATGTGAAGTTCATCAAGGGTCGTGCGTTCCGCGTGACCAAGTACATCAGGACAACCGCCGGTGCAATCATCGAAAGGATGGATGCCATCCAGACCATTGGAAAGAACCCTTTTAACGGACAATTTTAATACCTTTGCAAAGATGAAGAAAGACATCACAATCCCTGAACTTGCCGAAATGTTTGAATTGTCGGAAGAATTCCTTACCAACTTGCGTGACCGCATCGTTGACAAGGAAAACTTTGTCAAAGCTGTCCGGATGTTCAATGATGGCGAACTTCCGTACACCGTTGCGACCGGAACGGGTGAAATCAACATTGCCGAATTGCGGCACGATCTGGCGGTGAAGAAATTGGCGTTCCGAAACAACGAACAAGAAGAACTGAAACAGGCATTTGAACGCCACAAGGTGATAATGGCATATTACGCCACTTGCAAAACCATCCAGAAACGCTTCAAAAGCGGCGTTATTCACCGCGCTTACTTCAAGGATGGACATCTTGTTGCCTTGCACAATCAAGCGGGCAATACGGGCGGTTTCTATTGCGCCAAGAACGAAGTGATGGTGTTCCATTGGGAACAAGTGAAACAGTTCCTGTTCAACATCCGCACGCAAGACAAGGCGTTCTTCCGGGCAATCAAGAAAGCCGCGTATGCAGAAGAACCGGCAATCTTCGATTTCTCTGACAGAACCATTGTAAAGCATTCATAAAATGGCACGAACCAAGAAGATAATCCATCTTGAAATCAATGGCGAAAACCACTATTTCCCAACCATTGCCGCCATCTTCCGGGAATTCACACCGGATGATCTGGGCATTGGCAAGGAAGCATTGTGGAATTATGGAATCAAGGAAAACCACCCATTCCAGAACAAGCATTGCATCATCCGGATGGGTGTCATCAACAAATAAAATTTATGGCACAACTAAACCCCAAGAAATTATCTGGTGAAGATCTGTTCACCTATTACACGCAAGACCACAACGATGCCGATTACCGTTCAATTGTCCGGCTTTTGCCGTTGGCGTGTGGTGATATGGAAAAAGCGTTTCGGATTCTTGAACAAACCGTCAAAAATGGCAAAACGCTTTCGATCTGTTATCCGCCAAAGGAAAGCATCCCTGATGGTGCTGAAATCATTGGGTCTGTTCCTGATGGCGTGATGTATTCTATTTAACCCGTTACTTTGCGGGTTTCAATGTCCGGATATATGCAACCATTTCGTTGTATATGTCCGGCATATACATTTTGAAGATGGGATTCCCCAAGAATGCGTTTTCAAAACAATGGGCAAGATATTCGTGTTCTTTGAACCCCGGCGTGCGGAAATATGAATCAGAATGTCCATCACCGTATGATGGAACAAGTGATTTGATGGTGTCACGGGTTGAACAGACCATTTCAATGATGTCGCGCTTACTGTAACCCCATCTTCGCAGACACACATCGTTATCCCAACGCCACGCAGCCGAACTTAATCTTTCCAATTTTTTATCAATGGCTTGAACCAAAGACCGCGCCTGATAAGTCTGGACAACATATTTCCCTTTTGAATAATCATAGGATCTGGCTTTGTAGGTCATTTTTGTCTTTGCTTTCAAAGCCTTGCTTTGGCGCGACCGCATTTCAAGGAATTCTTTGTCATCACCGTAAGGGATTCTTCGTTGGTCACCAACGGCGTGACCGAATTCGTGATATACGACAGATTTCTTTTTCCATTTTGAATCCTTTGCCCTCTTTTCGTTTGCAAGAACAACTTTATTTCCACCATCTTCATACGAACCACTATCATCGTTCTTGATTATCAATTTGACCGGCTTCTTTGGGTCAAGAAGCGCAAAGAATTCCGGACTGAATTCATAATCTTCACCAAGAAGATAATCCGCGCCGATTTGAAGTTCTGGCGGACAAGTCACCCTGACCGCATTGGCGTTTGCTTCGACATTCGCAATCTCCAATTCGATTTCCTTGGTGATAACTTCCGCATTGTGCAGCGCGGTTCTTTGTGCCTTGGTCAGCGAAACAAGTTTGGAAACATCGTTGTCTTTGCCATACTTCGCAATTGCCGCATTCGCCTTATCAATGGCATTACGATAATTGTCTTTGGCTTTCTGGATGCGTTCACGCAACTTGGCAACATTCAAAGAACCGTGTTCCATCGAATTGACAACTGACTTGTAATTTGGGAACTGTTCTTTCGCTTCATTTGCCATATATTCGTGATTCTGCCGGATGGCGGCATCAAAAGAACCAAGCCATTCACCGGCATCTTTCGCAACGGATTCAAATTCTTGAATGCCCCGTTCCGCCATAAACTTGAAATCGGCAATCTTCGATTTAAGTGCTTCATCAACCTTGGTATATTCGGCACGCAATTCACTTTCACGCCACCATTCGTTCTTCTGAACGGCTTCTTTCAAGTGTTGGGCATACAGATCTATTCCGGGAACTTCATTGAAATGACAAGCTGATTCCCATTCCCACAACATTGGGTAAAAATCCATCTTGAAGCGTTCCCAAAGCACTTTTGCGGATTGGTCAAGTTCTTCGTATGGAACACGGGATTCAATTGCCGGTTCAATCCCTGGTCTTATGGCGGTCATCAACGGCTTCAATCCCTTTGACAGATCCCCGGAAACAAAGTTGTCACGCACGAAATATGGCGTATTCTTCCAATACTTCTGGGAATCAAGGTTGTCTTTCACCCAATCTTTGAACCCATCCGGAACATCGGTGACAGCATCCTTGGATTGGAAGTGTTTCGCCTGTGTTCCGCGCAATGCGGCTTTCAAGTCCGCCAATTCATTCTGGTTGAATGTTTCATCATCCATCAGGACAGGCGTGACATAGCACATACATTGAGGATGCCAACCCTTGAACTTGAATGTTTTCGGATATTTTCCGGCAAGGCGGTCACACAACGGACAATCGCACTTGATATTCTTGCTTCGATGGATTTCTATGCCCACAACGAAGTCAAGCTGTTGCCATCGTTGCCAATCGGCTTCACGATATGCCATATTGATTTCCGATCTGGTCAAACGCATTGCGTTCTTGTACGATGACCGGTAAACACCTTGTCCGGGATGGAATGCTTTTGCAGCCTTGGAAAGAACCAGATTGCCGTGCTTGTCGCGGACACGCCTGAACAAGCGGTTTGGGTCTTTCAGACTTTGCCGGACATCCCTTGAAAGTTGGTCGGCACTCTTTCCCTCACCAAGACCGGCATCAAGTGCCAATTCAAGTTGGTCTTTGAACTGATCTGTGTATTTCCACACGCGCTTTGACAGATCCATTCCGTCAACCTTGCGTTCCTGAAAGGCTTTCAACCCGTCAAGATTGCGGTCTTGCATCGAAGCAAGCCTTTTGGATGACATCTTGGTCGTATCAAGGATGGATGCAAGGAAAGCATCATTCTTCTGGCAAGCAAACAGCCATTCTTTGCGTGAACCCTTGCTGATGACGGTTGTCACATTGGCGGTCAATTCGCTGATGGTCTTTGCCACCATACGCTTTGCGCCCGGATAGTCATCGAAAGAAAACACCTTTCCCGCATCCGGGTTGACATTTGCCACGCCGAACACGATGTCCGCTTCCGCACGCCTGAAAAGGGTTTCAACCATCTTGGCGTATTGTTCCGTATGTGAATAATGCGCGGTGTTCCATCCCTTGACGGAAAACGCCACGACCTTGCGCTTGGATGACTGTTGCTTCTTTGCCATACGAATTTACTTTGTTGTGCGCATTATGACATATTGTCCCTTTTCAATCTCCGAAAAAGTGATTGGATCTGTGTGGACTTTGATGATACCGATTGAATCGGCAATCCACACAATCCATTCATCCGAATAATGATGCGTTTGCGGCATTTGCAAGGCGGCATTATAAACGATGATGCCGGTCAAGATGTCACCGAAATCACGCTTCTTGCACTTATACGAATCCACAATGTGAACATTGTTCTTCGTTGCGGTGTACTGAATATCAATCATCACGCATCAAGTGTTGGTTCGCCAAGTTCGAATGTGTTGGCGGCACTCTGTTCTTCTTTCAACTTCTGCATCGTAAGTTCCGGGTTACGGGAAAGACCTGCCCTTTCAACGGATTCTTCCTGTGACACAACAGGCAAGTTGCCATTGGCGGTCATCCAGAAGTCCAGATCATCTTTTTCCGATGTGATGATGTAAGGTGTGATGGATGGCTTGATTTCCATCATCTGTGCATCTTTCTCCAACTTGGTGTTGAACTTGCCGACATACGCAAGAATGATGTTGGAACGCCTTTGAAGATATTCATCGAAGATTTCGCGCTTGTCCTGAACTTTCAAGTGGGCATCCATAAACAACAGCTTCAAGGCAATTCCGGAAAGGTTCAGACCCTTGACGGAATCAAAGCTGATGTCCGGTGTCTGGGTGATGGTGTAAATCATCCGCAAAAGCGTTTCGATTTCCAACTTGACGGATTCCGGTGCGTTCTGCCAAGATACATATTGCATCGTTGCGCCATCTTCACCCTCAATGACACTTCCGGATTCGCCTTTCTTCGACCATCCGTTGATCTGACCGGTGACAAAGATTTTCGGTGATGCGTGATAATCGTTGGTATCGGCGAAGTTGGACAGAAGCGTTTCAAGACGGTCAATCAAGCGGTCAACATCTTCCGTTTCGAAGTGCGGCTGATATGCGTAAACAACCGGAATCTTGCCGATGGCAACGGGTTTCGGATAACCGTCAACCAGAACATAACCGGCGGATGTGTTCTGCCAAAGATAATGGAACTTGTCCGTGTATGTTTCGAAGTATTCTGTTGTCACATTGTCCGTTCCGGTCTTGCTGAATGATCTGGAAAAAGCAAGCATATCACCGGAATCATCGAAGTACGGATAAAGTTCATCACCGAACATCGGCGAAACGATCTGGCACTTCAACTTGAACTTCGATGCGAACCCGTAAGTGGTGTGTTGATGTTCAACCGGATACCATATTTCGGCAACTTCCTTGTAGCTGAACAACGCCCTTGCGACCTTACGGTTCAAGGATGTTGACTTGACATCATACAGAATGCGGTCAAAGGCTTTCTTGACCGCCTGTTGGTTCTCATTCTCCGGCGTTGCTTCGTAATCAACCGGATTGCCGAAAGTGAACGAAACGGCGCGGTTGATGATAAGTTTTTGCAACGCAAGACTGACCCTTGCAACCTTTTCGGTCTTGTAGGATTTGGATTCACCGCCCGTGTCAATGACTTTCTGGGCGGAATCTGATGCTTGGTCATCAGTAACGATGACACGCTTGTCAGGTCGTTTGATGACATCGTTGATGTCGTGCAACTTGGGGTCAAGAACCTTGTTGGCGTGTGCGACATCCGGCTGCGGAATGTATCTTCTTGATTTCAGTTCCGCGATCTGTTCATTGGCGGTTGCCAACTGAAAAATGTCTGTTATAGGCATATCGTGAAAGTTTTATGGGTTAATAACCGAACAAAGCCGCCACATCCGTGCGTTGCTTCATCGGTCGTTTCTCAATCGTTCCCGTCAAAGCATCCGGCGCATCATCGTGGGCATTGTTCCCGGCTTTCAGGTAACCGGTTATGGCGGCGGCAAATTCCGGAAAGATGGTTTTCCACCCTTTCGGCATAATGGTAAGGTTCTGGACACTTGCGGAATGGGAATAAATTCGCGCCTGTTTGTTCAGACCTTGGAAGAACCACTTGAACTTGGTGGTTGGATTGCCCAACAAGCGGGTCTGTTTCTCCACTTCACGGGCAAAGGAACGACCGCCGTTGTTGGATTCGATGACACATTCCGCAACCTTGTGCTTGGTCAGCATCTGGGCAAGTGCCGGTTCGGTGAATTCCATCGGCTTGGTCGTGTAGAGGACATCCACAATATAGTTGACCGTTTCGGTTTCATCATAGATGATGGCACACAAGTAATCTTCGCCGGTGTCCGCCGTGTCAACATACGCCTTGCGCTTGTTGACCTTGGTTGCCGGTTTGATTTCGTATTCCACGAATCCGGAACTGTACATCAAACCCTCTGCGGGTTGTGGATTCTGTTGGTACAGGGATTCAAAGACTTGCGGGTTGCGTTCCCGGATGGACTGCAATTGCTTCAATGAATGCTTTGCTTCCCAAAGTGCCTGACCCTCTGTTCGTGGGTCATATTCGGTCGGCGCACCCTCTTTGATTGCCTTGAAGATGACAACAACCCATCCATCAGGATTGGTGATTGGGTCGTAAACGCCTTGCACTTTCAACAGATGCCCGGCAAGGTCATCCGGATGCCATCTGGTGAACACCACAAGCTGTTGTGAATCGTTGTGAAGTCGCGTTTCCGCAACGGTGTCGTACCAATCTTGAATGTTGTCACGAATTCGTTCACTCCACGCGCTTTGGGCATCCTTGTAGATGTCATCAATAATCAGGAAGTCCACCGGTTCACCCGTCAATGCACCACCGACACCAACGGTCTTGAAGCCGCCACGATGCCCAACGAATTCACATTCTTCCGTTGTGCGGACATATCCAGATCCGTCATCATTGCCGTATGTGGATGCCGCAAGGCAAGTGTCCGGAAAGATGTTGTGATATTCTTCGCTGTCAACAATGCGCTGAATCTCACGATTGAACTTCATTGCCTTGGTGGATGAATAGGAAATGATGGCAATGCGTGAATCAGGATTCAAGCCGCCAAGGAAAGCGGGTAAACGCCTTGTCGAACCCTCTGACTTTCCGTGTTGCGGCGGCATAAAGACCATCAATTTCTTGACATTGCCGTGTGCGAAGTCATTCAGTACATTGTAATACTTCCGATGAAAGTCCGCCGGTTCGAATCCGGGAAAGGTTGCTTGGGTGAAGCGCAACAGATCATTACGGCTTTCGCGGAAAAGCCGTTCTTGCAATGCCTGATACAATGTAATCCTGTCCGATCTGTCAACCTTATTCGGCATCGTTCAATTTCTTCTGCAAGTCCGCAATGCGCTTGTCAAGTTCTTCATCGGAAACACCCTTGAACAATTCACCGCCGTTCTTGCCGGTGATTTCGTTGGTCTGGCGGTTCTTCCAATGTTCAGGGTCACCGTTGGTCAATGTGAAAATCATTGCAACCGTATCTGGCGCAATGTGGCGTTTGTATGTCTTTTGTTCCTTGATGGTCGGTTGTCCTTGCTTGTCCGGAACGGTGGTCACTTGCGTTTCCATCACTTCGTAACCGCGAATTTTCTTCAACATTGACTTCTTGGCTTCCGCCACAAAGAAGTCCATCCGCGCTTTATGGGCATCTTCAACCATCTGGTCGAATTCCGGCTTGGTCGCACGCCATTCGTGGAAAGATTTGGTCGTGATGCCAACAATCTTGCAGACTTCCTTGATGGTGTATGTGTCGGAAGAAAGCAATTCGATGATTTTGTTGACGGTCTTTTGGTTGTACTTTGCCATATCGCGTGCGTTTTTTATTGGGTTTCAGTCACTTTCGTAACTTTTACTTCAAGACAACCTTGAACCCCCTATCTTGTAACTCACTGAATAACAATGACAATTCGGTTTCGGACTTGCAGTCAACAAGCAACTTTGTGCTGATGACCTTTTTCTGTTCCTGTTCGGATGAAGCACCGCTTTCCTTGACATCAATTGCCCAATCCTTTGGGTTGATGTCAAACTTCTCGCATTGCGCCATTATTTCTGGAACATCCCAACAAAGATTGGCGGCTGATGTAGCGTTGTCGGCGGCTGCCATTTCACGACCTCTTTTGGAATCAAGGTCAACATCGGTTCTTCTGGTCACGACAAGTGTGTCACCGGTGGTTTCAACGATGACAACCTTATCCAAGCCGATGTTGGCGAAGTTTTCCGTTGTCTTGTTTCCGGCAATGATTCGGTTGTTCTTGTCCACGACTATTCCGCGACCCGCACCGAATTCGCGCAAGGACTTTTCAATCAACTGACCGCCGAATTCCGTTCCCTTGTTGAAATTATGGTTGTCCGGAACAAGTGCTTCAATGTTTGTTTCGATGATTTTTGGCATAGCATCAGAAGATTATGTTGAACAGAAGAACGGCAATTGCCGCAACGATGATTCCGACAACAATGCCGGGAATCCGTGACCCTTGATGAACGCCACGAACCCTTTTAGGATGTTGATAATCTTTTCCATCGTACTGAAAATTTTGTGTTTGCAACACAAA